AAGAAAATGGCGTAGGAAGAACAGACGTGCGTGTCGGTATGCATCTATCTTGTGGGGGCTGCCTGCAACATACTCAAGATCTTTGTCGAGGACTTGTACTCTAGATATGTCTCCTGGTACTTGGTACACTACCTGCTTGGGTTGTACTTGATTGATATAGCACATTGCTTCGATTATGCCGATGACTTGGGAGCTAGGGAAGTCACTGCCTACCTGCTGCATAGCCTTGTGTGGAAAGAGTCTGAAGGCTTCTACAACGATGTAGTCATCTTCTTGGGCTTTCGTAAATATGTGATAGATGGTTGCTAGCCGTTCGTCCCAATCTATCTCGAACGAGTTCATAATTAGGAAGTCTAAGCCCTTATCGTCGACTGTCATACGACAAAAGCCCGTGACACGACCTGGATCAAACGCTAGGATATCCGCCATTTGGGTCTCCAAAAGGGCTTCCCGGCCATTACTGACGTGGGAAGCCCTTCTTGTACACTCGGTTCGGCTGAGCCGGTGAGTTACGACGATTATTTCTTGGTCAGCACTCCTGCTAACCCACTGCGTGCTGCAGGCGCTACCGGGACGACTGGTGTGGTGACGGGAGTGTTGAGGGCCTTCGTCTGAGCCTTGCGAGCCTTGCTCTTAGCCTGGTACGCCTTCATCTTATCGTAGTCGTAGCGTTGCTCGAGCTTGATGCCCTGACCTTCCAAGTACTTCTGGACGGCAGCAAGCTTGTCGCCAGTGACGCGGATCACAAACGCCTTGCCAGCCGCACGTTCGCTGGTGTTGCGGACGCGGGGGGTGGACTTGAAAGCCTCGAGGTCTTTCTTCACGAACATGAGGCGGCCTGTCGTATCGCTTGCCGCAAGGGTTCCGGCGCGGTGAAGCGTACGAACCCTCTGTTCGCCCAGCTCCAAGAAGAGAGCTGCTTCCCGAATGTTCATCTGTTCGGGGAATTGGATTTTGGAGATATCGATTGCCATTGTAGGCTCCTTTTGTTCAGTCAGGTTTGGGTTCACGCTAAGCGTGGACTGATCGAACTATACTTCTATTATAAAGCAATTTGTAGAATTTGCACGAGTTGAATTGTGTGAAACTAAAGTTAGTTACTACGCCTAAACATAGTACTAAGATTAGTTTCCGTCTCCTTTCTCCTCTTTGATGCCGAATATTCGTTTGATTTCTTTTAGCCCAGGATCGTTCTGGTTTGCTTTGGATACCACTTGTACGTGCTCCAGTATCCAAGTCACAACCTTCCAAATCTGTTGTTGCTTGTAAGCAACGTAGCCTATCGAAAGCAGTAGCAGTAACATAGCGATCGCGAGTTCAATCAATTTATTTGCGCTCCAAGTCTATAGATTTTTCCTGCGCTACCTCTTCCATAATATCCAGGAAGTATGACAAGGCAGGTTTAGGTTTGTGTTTCAAGTCTCTGTGTGACCGTAGCTGGCGGAACAAGCGAATGAGTTCGTGTGGGTACGAATCGGCCAGCGCTCTAGTTTCGGTCCACGATACAATCCAGTCCCACGCAACTACCGGATTGTTCTGTAAGTATTCGGTTAGCGTCTTTAGATGTATCTCGATCAAACGACGTCCTAGATCAGGATAGTGGGGCGTACCGTCCAACGAACGACGGTAGACATGTAGAGTCTTTAGGGTGTATAGGCAACGTTGAGCCCTAAAAGGTCTCTCCTCAAACCTAGCTGAGACGAAGTACTCCTTCATAAGACCTAGCGTATCTGGTATGTAGCCCCAGTCGAACTTGCGTTTCAGAATCAACCAACTAGGTACATACACAATTGCATAGGCAGAATGATTCAGGAAGACCCTCTCCCCTGACCTTCCTGAATCAACAACTGTAATCTTGGAGCCGTGAGCTTTGGTAGACATTACCTAACAGCTCCGTGGTTCTCGCCGTTTAGTATGTCATCAGCCTGCCGGTCGGCTATAGCGTTCTCAAGATAACGGGTTGTCATCTCAAGGACTTCGGTAGCCCACGAGTACATATCTGCCCCTTCCTCTGCAAAGTAGCCGTACTGCATCAAAGTAACAATTTCTTGGTCTGTGAGGCCTGCCGTTATATCAAGGTAACCTGTTGTCTGCTGACCGTATGACACAACCTTCTTATGTAGGATTCCCGCCTTTGGAAATGCAATAGGGTTGTCAACGTGCACCATCGTCCAATCGGTACGGATGCCTGACTTGAATGCGGGAGGAGTATAGCCAAGTTTGCACAGGGCGTGAATTTGCTCCAATACAGGGTCGTGCAGGATAATGGACGACGGATTCCCTGCCTTTACAACAATAATCGCAGGGTCACTCGTCATCAAATGAAAAACGGGGGCTTCGTCGCTCTGCAATCCCTTTGAAAGAGGTGAGTCGTTTCCCCATACATAGTAGTGTGTCATTTTGATTCTCCTTTGTCATCGTATTTTCCGTTCATGATTCCTTCCCAGTCCCAATTGGTTGGTTTCTTGTCAGTCAACCTGACTAGGATGAGGATGATAATGATTATGGTGCCTGCTGCTATAATTGACATACTGACTCCTTTTTAGTTGTCTAAGTCAGCCATGTCGTCCATGGCTGCCGTAAAGTCTCGTGTGCCGTCTGACAAATCGTCGCCCACATTAGAGTCAATGGACATGAGGCGCCGTCCTGTCTTGGGCCTTGTCTTGGTAATGAAGAGGTATGTGGCGATAGCAGTTCCAACAATCACTACTGGGTAGCATATGATTGAAAGAACTACCATCTCCATGAGGGTCATGGACGGTATGCCCAGTATCCGATAACTAGGCCGCCACTCTTTCTGAAAGCATTCATGGCACCATTCTCATAGACTTCTATCGTGCCAATGTACTCTCCATCGCTTACTCCCATACGCCACTCAGACAACGTTGCTTTGTGGTCCTCACTCAAATGTTCCCAAACAACCTTAGAAATGCCGGCTGCCAAACACTTGACGCCACGAACACCCTCGTTTAGGAAGGCTCGATTGGCGAATTGGTTATCACTCGTCTTCTGGTATGTTGTTGTGGCCATTGAGATACGCTCCTTTCAGGGTTGACGGTAGTATGGTACCAGCCACAATCTTCAGTTGTTCTAGATCGGACGTGTACATAACTTCTTTCATGAGCCGGACCTCTTCAGGACTTGCGTAGAAGAACCACTTAGCCCTTCCATCATCACGTCGTGAAGCACGTCGATTATCTCGGTTGGCAAATTGGTCAAGCGCCTTCTTTGATATCATATGCTTCATGACACGTGAGCCTTTGAAGGTCGGCTCCATTGTGCTCGGTAGGTCACCCATACGTATGGCCGTACGTACCCAGGCTTCCGTTACCTTTAGCTCTTTGGCTGCTTGCGGGATCGTGAACTTAGTCATCGAACCTCGTCTGGTATGATAGTAACTTCGTTACGTGGGACAATAAGATAATCAAAGTCGTCGGAGTATATGTAGGCCCAGTCAGCCACCAACACTTCGCCGTTCTTGATGGCTATTGCGTAGCCGAACATCTCTTCGTCTGGGTGTTCAGGGTGCTTGAACCTGACACGGTCGTGCATAACTATATGCTCGCCGTTAGGCTGTTCATCTTCGAGGTATGGCCACAACGTAACTCTACAGCCGTCGTAGTCTTCTGGTATGTCAATGGGCTCAGGTATTAAGAACGCCTGTACCTCTTCGGGAGTTGCTTGTCTCATGTTACCACCTCGCCACTTCTGCATAGAACGACCTTTCGATGTTGCGTAACGCCATCACTGCGATCTTCTCGCACAGGGCGTAATACTCAGCATCATCGTCGTCGATTGGGGCTTTGCGTCCTAAGATGCTACAGGCCATCTTACCAATAGGGTGGCTGACGCTGAAGTCTAACTGATGACGGTTCAGCGCGTCACTCTTCATTGCTTCGAACAATGGTATCGCTACTTGTTTGATTAGACGAATGTTAGGTACCATGCTCAGCAATTCGTGCATATGTTTTGTGTCTGGGGTTTTGGTTGGCATGTTATATTACCTTATGGCAACGATCTTGCCGGTCACCCGGTCGACCATTGCATATTGGGATTCATTTACCGGCTTCAGGCTGTACAGCTCCCAAGTCTTCTTGGCACCCTCTTTGCCTATCTCGCTCATGTGCTCAACGCCATGTTTGGCCACTGTGGCTTTGCCGCCTTTTTGGCCTGCTTTCTGTTTCGCGTTCATTTGAGTCCCTCACTGAAGTGTTCTATTTCTTTGTCGTCTTTGTAGACCGTAGTTGATACGGACATCTCTTCGACCTCGACTGTTGTCAGTTCGGCTCTGAAGTCTGTATGCGTGACGATAGCGTCGTTGTACTGGTCAACTGACACCGTATGAATGACGATGTCAAACAAATCTAGGTTGGCACCCCACTGTTCTGCCTCGTCATACAGCTTGTCGAGGGCCTCGTGCATTGCCGCAGTTGCTTTCATAATTGTCTCCTATTTCGTTCGCTGTCCATCTGGACGGCAAACACTAAATGGCCGTTGTCGTTACGGCTACCTTCTTCTACCCAGTGCGCCACACCTTCAGGGGTAATGCGTTTCAAATGTTTTGGATAGTGGTTCGCGAATAAAATTAGTTCGGCACCTAGTATCTTATGATATACTAGACTGCTGTGATACTCTTTCTCAGTCTTTAGTTTGCCATTCTTTATCCAACGTAGCACTGCAGCCCTGTCTCGGCCTACAATGTTTGCTACTTCTTGAACGGTGTACAAAGTACCTGATGACATGTGTCCCTTTCTGTTATTTATGATACTATAATTATAAATTACGTTTACGTAATTTACAAGATAGCTCTTTTTGTCTTTCTTAGATACATGATCATATACGATGATTTGACAAACTGTATTGTGTTGTTGTTGTTGTATTAGTATTCTGTATTTTCCTAAAAATTCTGCCCCGTTGTAGATAAGCGTTATATCTTTGTAATATACTCATATCTCGTACGGGGCCAAAAATAGATAAATAAAATACAAGAATCCTACTGAATACACAAACACAAACACAACACAAGTGTAAAAATGGCCGGACGACCGTCATGCACGTCGTCCCTGCCCGCCGGTCGCCGTTAGTCTACGAACGCCTCGCCAATGAAGACTCGCCGCCCGGAGACCAAGCTAGTGAACTCGACCGCCCTGACTTGCTTCGTGACATGCTCGCCGTCCTCAATATGGCTGACGTAGAGTACGATCACTTCATAGTTCTTGCCGACCGTCATTCTCTTACACCGTTCCAGTAGCTCCGTATCTGACGGGCCACTACGTTCAGACTTGGACATGTTGACACTCCTTCGTGAGTCCGGCCAACGGACTTCACACTAAAGCCCCTGTGCTACCGTCCGCAAGGGCCGCCAGGCAAACAACCGTTCAGCGAGCCCAGTATCCACGAGCCGTCTTCGAACAATGTAATGTGTGGAGCGACGAGGACAATTGTTGCGGCTAAGAGGATTATAACGAGCCAAAACGCTACTCTGTTCTTCATGATATCTCCTTTCCTGATTCATCTTGTTAGTAAACCACGAATACCATCGAGCCTTGTTGACTCGATGGTATTGGTAGCGCCTAACGATATTACTCGATGGCGGCTTCGGTCTTCACGTTCGCGCGTGCGACGATGCCGGTGAAGGAACCTTCTGCGATCAAGTTCCGAAGGGCATCAGCCTCATCAGCGTTCATGTAGAGCACGAACTTGTTGCGGCCGTCTTCTCGACGGGTGTGGCTGGCTGCAGCTGAGCGCCAGGCTTCGAAAGCCTCGACGGTGAACTCGCGCCGCAGCGTCTTGCTGTTCTCGGCTACAGGGACGAGCTGGCTGACCAGTGCGCCACTGCGAATCGCCTTACGAATGTATAGCGCGCTCAGACCACTCAGCGCGACGGCTGAAGCTATGGTCAGGTTGGCCTCATTGGCCTCGGATACTGCGTTCTTCTTGGACATTGTTGTCTCCTTTTTTGTTGCCGGCATGAGCGGACCGGTGGCCGTTTGGGTCGATCTTCTGCCCAGACGGCGCTTCAATACTTTTACGAAGCTGACGCATCATGATGCGCGTGTTCAATAAGACATTGAAACGCCGCTTGGAAAGAAGATGTATTTGGTTGGTAACGTTCTATGTTATTATTATATAACATCTACAAGAATATTGAACGTGACAAAAGTACCATTTTTTACGTGACGTTTGTTCCGTAGCTGATGGATGAACAAACGTCACGCATATTATGGTTAGTCTTCCTTGGATTCTGCGTATAGGCGTACGTCGGTAAGGAGGTCTTGGGCATCATCGAAATCCCACCAATACTCCTCGCCTTCCTGATGTTCACATTCCGCAATGTACTCCTCAGCTAGGGAGGCAGGAAAGTTTTTTCGTACAAGGGCTAACGCCGCGTTGCGTTCCATGTTACACCTTCTGAATCTTGACTTGAACGACTTGCACTTTGAAGATGAGGCGCCGGAGGCCGTAGGTGGGATAGGCCCGCTGGCCCTTATCCGCTTCCTTGAGCATCTTCTGTATTTCATGTACCGTCTTAGTTTTCATATCAGTCTCCTTACGTACAATGTTGCTGCAATTGGTTGATTATCCAGCGGCGCCACGTGGAGGCTTGCGTCTGCCGCCTTCCCCCTTGCTGATGTTATATGTGAGTGAAGATGAAGCCGAGGATGAGAGCTAGCGCGCCCAGAAGCGGAATTACGATCGCTGCGCCGCTCGGCGTCCGGCTGAAGTCATACTCGATCTTCTTCCCATTGACGATACCCCTATTGTTGTTCTGGTTGCTGGTGTAAGTATTCATGATAGTCTCCTAAATTGAGCAGCTTTGATTTGGCGCAGAGTTTCGGATCTGCCTGCCTGACTGCCTTAGTAGGCTCTTCCCCCCTGCCTACCCGTCGGCTTCGCTCTTTTTACTCGGCTTCGGTTACTTTCTGATTCGTGCGTTGAAGCGTCGTAATGAAATCAGAATCTTTCAGAAGTTGCTGAATCGCGGCTTCTTCGTCGGCATTCATGTACAAGACGAATTTGTTTCTGCCATCTTCACGCTTGCTGTGAGCGCCGCTGGATGCACGCCACGTTTCAAAGTCGCCTAAGTCGATCCAATTCTTCTCGATTTTCGAATCGCCGATCAGCTCTTTGGTTACCGGCAATTTGCCATGTGCGATCGCCTTTCGAATATATGAATTCGATAAACCACTGATTTCGATCGCTTCCTTGATACTAATTCTTTTGTTCATTTTAGTCTCCTAAACTATTTTGTTTTTCAGACGACGCTCGTCTGATTTATATAATTATTATAATACACTATCGATTTCATCATACGTGACGTTTGTTACGTTGTTGACGTGACGTTTGTTACGTTACATCTTTATGAACTTATTGTTATTACTACAATCTAGACAGTAGTACGTTGATTCTTCAAAACAACTAAACTTTCCAAATCTACCATAGTTCATCGTAAAATATGTATTACATTTATTACAACGAAAGTTTGGTTCATTACGATTATTTAGAAAGTAATCAGCTCTTTTTGGTATGAATCGTTTATTCAACTTCTTTACAGATTGTTTTACAACTTCAGATTCATAATTATTTACATATTGTTTGTAGTGATTCGTTTTCATAATACAATAATAACATACAACATAAAGGATTCACCGTGACATTCATCACGTCTTTATGGGTATCTTTGTCACGTTGTATATCCAACAATAGGTATGAGAATGGTATGAGAAACCGATGAGAAACCGATGAGTGGAGTCTGAGAAGACCCTGAGAAACCAATGAAGGGAGTATGAAGGGAGTATGAGAAACCCATGAGAAACCCTCAAGTAGTCTGAGAATGGTATGAGAAGACCCTGAGAAACCAATAAGTGGAGTATGAAAGTAGTCTGAGAGACCTCTCATGTAGTCTGAGAAACCCATTAGAGGCACGTGAGAATGAGATGAGTGGTGAGGGTCTGGTGTGGTTATATGAGAACAAGATGAAAGGCACATTAGAATAGTATAAGAAACCCATGAGTATAGTCTGAAAGACCGATGAGAGGTCGATGAGGAACCGATGAGAATAGTCTGAGAACCATATGAGAAACCGATGAAGGGTTGATGAGGGGTACGTGAGAATGACGTGAGTTTTTGAGGCCCAGTGCTGTCAGCGTGTCTAATATCTCGACCATACCAAATGCCCATGGTAACTAAAATTAGTTCACGGTCTCAGTTCAAAACCGCGGGCAACTAATATCTGATATAGTGCCTTAGAAGGAATGCGTGTCTTGTCGTATATTAGTCCCAACGTATGTCCCTTACGATACATGTCAACTGCCATATCAACCTGTTCGACAGGATAGCTTGTGTTTCTGCCTCTAAGTGCAACACCCCGTATACGTAACTCATGGTAGAGCGTGGTTGGACTAACTCCTGTCTTGAGAGCTATCTCATTTGTGATTATTCCTGCACAGTACATTTCAACCGCCTTATCGAGTCTCTCAACATCAACATTGTAACCCCTCTTTGCAATTCCCCTGATAGCTAATGCTTTGTAGAGTACCGTGGAAGTGACTCCCGTCGCTACATAAACAACACTTAGAGTCTCCATTTGGATGTACATCTTAACTGCCTTGTTTAGCTGCGTCAAGCGGACGTTATTTGTTGAGCGATTTGGCATTCCCAACTTCTCTAGCTCTGCATATAACCCCGAAGGAGAGATTCCTGTCTCCACATAAATCGAAGATACCTTCGCGCCGGCGTTGTACATTGCTACGGCTGTCTGCTTTCGGGTCTCCGTCACTCCCTGTGCCTCAACTGCGACGGCACGAATGGGTACGCCCTTTTTGTCTAGTAAGGTATATAGTGTTGCGGGGTTTAGATGCCATTTCCCTAGTACGTCCTTTACAGGCATATCCGACTGGTAATCTTTGCAAATGGCGTCTGCGTTGTTTATGTCAGGAGTACGACCGTAGGCTCTTAATATTTTTCTGACCGCTGTCTCAGATAAATCGGTGTTCGTAGTGAACTCTTGCATATCTCTAATCCCCGCGTCGTACATCTCCAGCACTTCAATATCTTGGTCTGTAGTCATGTTGTGTTCTCCTTTCGATCTTGAATTATAAATAATTATACAACAGTTAGAAAGAAAAAGCCATTAGAAACTAATCTTAGTCTCCGGGACCTTTGTGTTGCCGTAAGGTACAATTGTGTTATGAGTGACGAAGACGAAGATATTGTTAGAGTATGGGATCAACAGCCTGGAGAAGGCGATATATGGTACAGGATATTTACTAAGTACTATTTACCGTTGGGGCAGAAAAGAAATCTTCGGACTGCATTCGAATATTACCTTCGAATGGAGAAACCTATTGACTACATTGATGTAGATCCCGATAACTTCAAGAACATTCCCGCTCATTGGACCCAACATGCATTTAAGTTCGAGTGGGCTAAGCGTGCGTTAGAATTCGATCAGGCCTCTGCTCCGGACTTTTCTATGCTACAAGTAAGTCAAACGTTGGAGTTCCTACGTGAGCATGCTATGAAAGCTGCATATGCTCTTGTAGAGTCACTAACTAATGAGAGAACTAGGGTCCAGGCAGCCAACTCGATTCTTAATCGTAGTGGCATTCCTGAGGTTAGTGAAGTAAACCTAAAGTCTGCGGTTTCGATAACTGCAGATGAAATGGCTGCAGCACAAGAAAAGGTCACCGAGTGGATGACGCAAAAGAAGAGTGGCTAGCATGTTCACTGTCGTTCGTATATTTTGTAGATCGGTACGTAAAGATCTACGATGCTACGTCTGGTGGTTGGATTCCGTTTGAACTTTGGCCCGAACAGGTTCGAGTAGCCGAAGAGCTCGTTAACAACCGATTAGTTGCTATCCTGAAAGCGCGTCAGTTGGGTTTGACGTGGTTGGTGCTCGCTTACATACTATGGATGATGGTTTTCCATCCGGCAGGCACAATGCTTCTATTTTCTCGTCGTGAAGTAGAAGCTATCTACATGCTGGATAAACGTCTCAAAGGTATGTATAATCGTCTACCTGAGTGGATGGGAGTACGGTCTATTATTTCGGACAGCGCACACATCTGGGAATTGAGTAACGGTTCAGTCGCTTACGCATTCCCAACTACTGCAGGTGATTCGTACACAGCTACTTTGGCTTTTGTAGATGAAGCAGATCTATTGCCTGATCTCGACGATCTGATGTTGGCAGTCAAGCCAACCATTGATGGTGGAGGCAAGATGATTTTGCTAAGCAGGTCCGACAAAGCAGCTCCGAACAGCCCGTTCAAGAAAATATTCATTGAGGCTTGGGCCGGCAGAAGTGCTTGGAAAGGTATTTTCCTACCATGGTTCGCTAGACCATCCCGGACTGCTAAATGGTACAAAGACCAAGAAGACGACTTTATGTCTCGAACTGGAACTAGTGATGGTCTACACGAGCAGTACCCAGCAACTCCTGAAGAAGCTCTGGCACCCAGGTCGCTAAACAAAAGGATTCCGTTTGCATGGTTGCAGAGATGTTATGTACCAATGAAGGGAACGAGGCATGCTAGTATCAACGGACTTACAGTATACCGAGAGCCACAATTGGCACACTCATACATCATATCAGGAGACCCGGCTGAAGGAAACCCGACATCAGACGATTCGTCTGCACACGTACTAGATGGTCTGACCCTGGAAGAGTGTGCTATGTTAGTTGGTAAGTTCGAACCGCTAATGTTTGCAGAGCAGCTTTTAGAGATTTCGGAGTATTATCGTGACGCAGATATAATGGTTGAACGTAATAATCATGGACATGCGGTTATTGCAACAATTCGAACTAAAGAAGACAAAGCACATCTCTTGATGAGAGGTCAAGACGGTCGGTATGGATGGCCACAAACCGGTAAGAGCAAGGCGCACCTTTATTCAGAGGGTGCTAAGTTACTGAAAGATGGAGCTCCTACGATACATAGTTCGGCAACTTTCCTCCAATTAGCCGATATCGAAGGAAGTACACTAAAAGCACCAGAAGGAAGTTTCGACGATCAGGCAGTAAGTTATATGTTAGGCGTACTAGCAGCTTCTGCCCCACCAGTACAGAACTTTGGATTCCAGTATGCCAGTAGCCATAGACACAATTCCAAACTTAACGCCCGTAGACGTCGCCATTCTATCGGCAGTATCAGCTGAAGAAGACGCGTACCAACGGTCGATTGTTACTGCCCGTAAGTACCATAGAGGTGATCAAGGAGCTAAAATAACTGACCGTCTACGAGAGTTTATTCCTAGTATTGCTTTAGGAGAAGATTTCCGTCTAAATATTTGTCGTGTAATAGTAAGTGCTATGACCGACAGAATGAGGATTGTTGGCTTCGACTCTCCAGTAGTCCTAAAAATTGAGTGGGCATCGGAAATGTTTGACGACAATAAAGGCCCCATTGTGGAATTGGACCTTTACGAAACTCTTTTACGTGACGGTGAAGCGTTCGTTGTAGTAGACGTCGACGTCGAGACGTCAGATATATCATGGCACGTAAACCAAAGATATACGTCCTTAGACGTGGAGGGTGATGGTACAGGATGTATGGCTTTTTATGAGAACGATGACCCTAACCAACGTCTTCTGGTTGTAGTAAAACATTGGGTGACCCTAGACTCTCAAGGTAGAATGGTTCGAAACCGCAATCTTTATTATCCAAATGAAATTATAAAGCAAGTTCATAATGGAAAGACTTGGATTGAGAGAGAACCACCAGTAAGTTGGGTAGATGTAGAAGGAATGCCATTAGGTGTAGCTGCGATACACTTCTATAATAAAGGGTTCAAACGTGAAGCGGAAGACGCGTTTTCTCTACAAGATTCTATCAATAAGACATTTTTAGATTTATTAGCTACTTCAGACATATCTGCCTTCCGGATTTATGTTGCTCTTGGTTGGATACCTACCACTGACGGTAAAGATCCCAAAGAGGACGGTAGTAATTGGATGGTTGTAGAACCGGGTAGGGTTGTTGGTACAGATAAACCTAAGTCCGAAGCGTCTTTCGATGCAATTGAGGCATCAGATCCTGAGGCAGCCATCAAGACTGTACAACAGTGTATTTTGTGGGCTAGTATGGTTACGAATACGCCCGCAAGTAGATTCATCTCTACCAAACTTATTGCCAGCGACGAGACGCTCAAACAGCAAGAAGAGCCTCTTGTAGCTAAAATCGATGGTGCCAAAACCTTAATTTCTTATTCCTGGCGTCAGGTTCTTTTACTAACAGAACGTATATGGAACGTATTAACGGACGAACCTGTAACTGAAGGCAAACTGAAGCCCATTTGGTGCCATTCAGCGTCTATGGAGTCACTCATGGACATACTGAAGTCTAAAAAAGAGTTAGGTATTCCCGAAATTCAGATTTGGCGGGAGTTGGGCTACGACGAGCGTAAGATAGTGGCCATGATGGCCGACAAGAAGGAAGCTATGGCCCTAGTACAGCCAGCGCAACCTACTAAACCAAATGAAGGAGTCAGTGATGGCACTCAAAATCAAGAGAGTTAAAAGGTCCTTGTTGGACGAGCTCGGTGATGGGTTCGACATCCTTACCGATGCAGAAGCAACTGAAGCGGGGTTTACATTAGCTGACGACGAAGTCATAGCTGTAGAGAAGCCCCAAGCACCACCCCCTTCAGGTGAAACTGCAGATGTGGCTGACTTAAGAGTCAAACTACACAGCGTGAATTCAGAATCAGCACAACGCCGCCTGGCCTTGAAAGAAGCTAAAGACAAGATTGCTGCTATAGAAGCAGATAATGCGACCCTTAAAAGTAGCGTAGACAGCTTTAGACTGAACGAGGCTAAGACCAAAGCAACGACAGTATTCGACGCCATAGTGGCAGAGAAGAAGTTTGTGTTTGCTTCAGATGCTGCAGGTGGCGATGTCCGAGAAGAAGTCTTCAGGGGTGTTGACTGGACTAAAGAGGTAACTAAAGAGACATTAGAGCCTCTGGTTAGCAAGTACGTAGAAAAGAAACCGTACGTTCTCAAAACTGTTGTACTGGGACCTACGGAGGGTGGTAGGCAAGGCTCAAGCTCAGGCGACGCAATTGACATTGATCTCGAAGAAGTCGCCAACGCCTTTGGTTTGCCTAAACCACTCGTTCAAAAGGAGTCATAATGACTGCATTAGTTTTTGTTCCGAAGGCAGTGCGTCTAGCCAACACACATAACGCACTGTCTCGAACACGTCCACTAGCGGGCACAGCTGGCGTTGGACAGGCGGCTGCTATGGATGCTGAGGGTAATTGGATACTGCGAGCCGGCACAGGCCGAGCAGCAGGGATCTTCCTGGGCATCACTGATGGACGTCTTGAGGGGAACGTTGGTGACGATGCGGAAGTGTTAATGGAAGGCATTGTTGCCGGTTACGTTGTAGCTCCGGGTGTAGTGGTGTATGATGGCGGGGATGGAACACTAGAAGACACTGGTACAACCGAGCAGAAGATTGGAGTAGGTTTGAACGATAACTTGCTCTATATTCGACCAGATTTGGCCTAAGCGAGGTGTGACATGCCATTCGGAATTAATGACCTTAAGAGCGTGATTCGCATCCCGACGAACTGGGACCTCGCGTATATGCGCCAATTCCAGACCGCCGACGGCGTAACCTGGGACCGTATAATCTCCCGTATGGGTGCTGCGTTGTCATTGTTCAACCAATCTCTGACACAAGGACCCTGGGCACCTTTCTATCGTGCTACAACCGACACCGGACTTGAATACCGTTTGGGTGCCGACGGTGGCGAGCTACCCCCAATGCCTGAACACAACCGGCCCGACCTGTTCGCAGGTGAGGCTGGTGGTCATATGATCCCAATGCGTGACTACGGCGGTGGGTTGGGTTGGACATCGCTTGCTCTTCGACGTGCATCGGCGAGTAAGATCGATCTGTCGATTCAAACGCTTATTGATCGTGGCCGCGTTACGTGGAGTAAACGTATGATGGAGCGACTGTACCGCGTTGAATCTGTACGTGTAGGTGCGGGCGGCGTTTCGTTGCCGTTTATTGACGGCGGTGTTTCTGACGATGAGTACGTAGCCCCTTCATGGGAAGGTGTTGACTTCCCTGCTAATCATAACCACTACCATCGATTGGCTGATAGTGAGGCAGGACGTACAGCATCTTTGCTAGCAATGGCGCTAGACTTGCGTGAGCATGGTCACATGCCTCCATACATTCTGACCATTCCAGAAGTCGATGCGGCCGTTTGGGCGGCACAGCCGGAGTACACACCCCCAGCAAACGCCATTCTCCAAACACAAGGGATCGAAGTCCGTGCTTTGAGTGTTGATACCAGTTTGTACACAGGTGTGTTCGAAGTTGACCGAGCTTGGGGCTTTATCATGCCCACGTCTCGTCTTCCTGCTAACTATGCAGGTATGTTTAAGCCCTACGGTTACGGGAACGTAAACAACCCGTTGGTCGTTCGTTACGAGAACGGCTTTCCTCTGGGCTTGTCCCTCGAAGGTCAGGTCATAATTTACCCGCTACAAGAAGCGGTAGCCATGTTCACCTTTGGTGTTGGTGTAGGCAACCGTACGAACGGGTCACTGACCTACTTCGCCGCAAGTGGTAACTACGTTAGCCCAGTCATAGCATAATGACGTTCACTTACGATACAGGCCTAGCAACCAGCGTCTCATGGGTTCGTCTGCAAATAGGCGACACCAAGGTAGGAGCTGGTCCCCGTGTTGACGGCACCAACTTCTCTGACGAAGAGATTGAGGCTCTGCTAGGCCTGAACAAAAACGACGTGACTGATGTGACAAGTCAACTCTTCAACATTTTGGCAACTGAGTGGACGAGAATGGCGATGACCTATACTATAGGCCCACGCAAAGAAGACTACACTAAAATAGCAGACCTGTACACAAAGAAGGCACTACATTGGTCTAACATTGCAGGTACGCTATTCAAGACATTCTCAGCGGGCACGAAGAGGCTCTCCGATGCTGACGCCAGCATTACGTAGAGGTATTAGGCATTCGGCCTCGATCAGTGCACAGACAACCACTGCTGGAGGGGTTCGGACAACTCCAGAGCATCTCTTTGATTTACTTATCTCGCCCATCGATGCTGTAGACCCTGACGTGTTGATAAGGTTTGCTTTGCTAACACCGTTCCAGGCAAAGCAAGCCTTTGCGTATCGTCAAGAGGAGATAAAGCCTGGCATGTACTTAGTTATGGGTACCAAACAATATCCAATCAAGGGTGTAGCAAGTTACCCTGACGATGACGGATACACTTTATACCATATGATTCTTGAGGATGTAATTTCGAAATGACCTCAAACGTTACTGATAGAAGCGTAATGCGTAAGAAGTTTGCAGGCTTACTAGAGGATGCCTTAGTAGGTAGTGGTAAGCCTGTTAAGGTAGTATACGACTACCAAGTCGGTGACTTCAGAGGTGAGTCGCCTGTTATTGTCGTTACGAGCACAGGCACCGCAAGAGGTTCTTCTACGGTAACAGGAGTTACAGAGTTCTTTCTCGAGGTCCATACATTTATACTATACGCGGCTAAACCTATGATTACTGTTGACAGTCCTGATGCGGGTGTTGATGTGACAATCGCTTTGGAGGATACGTCGATATATCAGGTAGGAAATACAGTCGTGATAGAAGATGGTACAAATTCGGACATAGCAATTATTACGGATATCGATCCTAACGTTTCGGTGACTATAGACGTGCTGGTTCATAGTTTCGTAACACCTAAAATTTATATCTGGACAGAGTCACAGTCAGAAGACTTGCTAGATTTACTCGAGAAAGGTATCTCTGATGTCATCAAGGACTCTAGCGAAGAAGATCTATTCTTCTATGTTATGAACACTGACCGAAGTGAAATTGATGTGGTCGAAATTGGTGGTGACGCTTACCGTCACGAAACAGTACCTGTGACTGTAGCAGTAATGGATGTCTAATGCCTATCATACCGATACGAGTCAAAAGTGATGCGAAGCTTGTTAGGGCAGGACTCCAGGACCTTGCTAAAGCAATACCTCAAGTTGGTAGACTTCAGATATACCAAGTCATGGTACGTTCGAGGACGCGTCTAAAAAAGCCTGGAAAGAGAGTGAAGTATCCTGTACCTTGGGATAACGTAAAGCAAAAGATAAAAGTCATTATAATGCTTAAAGCGGCCAACAACCTTCCGTATAGACGTACTGGCAACTACGGAAACGCCTTTACGATTACAAAGCTTGACGATGGCTATGAACTAGGAAACACGTTGGATGAGGCTGACTTCGTTGGTGGTGACGCCGAAGGCAAAAATCAGTCAAGAATTTTTAGAGGTCGCTACCCCATCATGCGTGAAGTAGTTGACGAAGAGTTCAAAAAACTTCCCTCAGCAGTTGTGGAGCACCTAATACTTGTGGCTGCCGAGAAAGGCCTAGAAGCAAAATGAATGCTGACGACCCCCGACTAAAAATTCTAGAGACAACGCCCATTAGCGAGTGGAGCTATCCTCGTATATTGTTGGGTATTCCCTTAGAGAGGGCTATTAGCTACGCCGACAAGGTATTCTGGCCGTTGATGGGCATAGCATCACAAGGGCCCACCTTCGTTAGTGAACCTTACGGACGTATTGACCTTGTTAGAAACAAGTTCGCGATACACCTTTTGAACAGTGACTTTACACACCTATTAATGCTCGATATAGATCACATTCATCCCCACAAAATTATCCAGAATCTTGCTCGATGGGTCTTGCTCGATCCTAACGTACGAGTAGTTAGCGGTCTAAACTTCAGACGTGGGAAGCCGTTCGACCCTGTTTGTGGTGTTTACAGCAACGGTCACAAGGAGAGGCTGATGATGACTGATTGGGAGGCAGGCCTAATCGAAGTCAAGGAGTGTGGGTCGGCTTCTCTTTTAGTTCATCGTAGTGTGTTCGAAGAAATGGAGCCGCCATGGTTTTTCAACATATATGACGAGATTTGGGAGAACAGCTGGCCGGGCGAAGATATCGGGTTTAGCCGTAAGTGTCAAGAAATGGACATCCCAATATATGTGGACACTACAGTATCATCTCCTCATTGCATCGATAGTACTGTGACTGAAGACACTTTTCGGCGCTATATACAATTACACCCCCAAGAGGTGAAAGATGTATAATCTGTACGACAGATTCAAAGGAGAAACTTGTATTGTGATAGGTAATGGACCCAGTCTAAAGGACGTTTCCAACGAGTATCTAGTAACACACCATACATTTGGCTCCAATAGAGTGTACCTTAAGTACGTACCTACCTTCTTCGTGTGTGTCAATCCATTAGTTATACAACAGAACTGGGTCGACATTGCAAGCATGAATACAGAGAAGTTTGTACGTGAGGGTTCAGAAATTGATGACGCGTACGAGCTCCATCCCATATCCTTACCCATGTTCTCTTATAATCCGTACAAATGGCTGTACGAGGGCCACACAGTTACATTTGTGTCGTTACAGTTAGCATTCTTCATGGGATTTCATAAAGTAATACTTGTAGGAGTCGACCACAGATACAAGTTTGAAGGTAAGCCCAACGAAGAACGACTTATGGAAGATGACGACCCCAACCACTTTGATCCGGAGTACTTCAAAGGAATGAAGTGGCACAACCCCGACCTAAGACGTTCGGAAGAGGCCTACATGATGGCCAAGGAGGCATATGAAAGTGATGGTAGAGAGATAATCAACATAACACGTGATAGTGCTCTAGAAGTGTTCAAGAAAGAGGAACTAGTATGGGTACCGTAACCGCTATTGTTTCTGCCTACTATGCGTATAAGTTCCTGCCAGGCCGTATAGCGAACCTAAGGGAACAAAATCCCCCGCCTCGGATCATAGTTGTGGCTCAACAAGGGTCACGAGAAGCTGAGATAGCAGAGCAGTGCAAAGTAGTTACACTACTAACTCCCGACATACCAACTATCTATGCTGCATGGAACATGGCCATACGTTTGACCAAAGAAAGTGAGTACATAGTAGTGGCTAATACGGACGATCGTTTTCATATAGGAGGACTCAAAGTACTCTCCGACGCCTTGGACAGCAACCCCGATATTGCCCTGTGCTATGCTGACAATGATATTGTACTACAGATAGATGGAGACCCCGTCAATCGACATAACTGGGCCAGTGGAGGCTTTGATGAATTGAAAGAGATGTGTTTTATTGGTCCCATGCCTATGTGGAGAGCTTCGTTACATTCAAAGCACGGGTACTTTGATGATTTGATGAAGTCAGCTGGAGACTATGAGTTCTGGCTCCGTATAGCAAGTCGAGGCGAGAAGTTCATGCATCAGCCACGTTCGATAGGAACGTACTTGTATAGAAAAGACAGTGCAGAACGAAGGGAACCTCTTAGGGGTGTTTGGGAGAGTGCTAGAGCACGAAGTCGTTACATAACCAGATTATAAAGGAGTATCAAATGTCCGCGAGTGGATCACAATTAGCAGTAGGGGTGAAAAGAGCCGTCATCTATGAGTTGGATACGGACGGCTTTCCGTTAGCAACTGGAACAACTCCGTACACTGGGATTGAAGTGGTGGGGCCTAAAGCCTTTGCACTTACGGTCCCTGAATCACGGAAGATTTCACACGTAGGTAACGATCGAGTACTGGCCATCGACTACTTGCCGCCAATCGAAGGTATGTCAGGAGAGTTGAGGGTCGCCTCGAACGACCTGAATGCTAAAGCAGCCATTGCCGGCGTAAATGTATTCAATGTGGGTAGTGCAGCAATAATGCCTTGGGGTACAGACAAGCAAGGATTTGAGGTCGACGCTGGGCTTCTTTTGTTCCAGCAATCCCTCGATACGGTCACGAAGTCACGACGTTGGAAGTACTATCTCATTCCCAAGGCTCGTCTGATACCGTCACCTGCTAGTATGGACGAGAATCCTGCTGAAGACAGGTATACCGTTGCACCCAACCCCACAACTAAACATTTATGGGGCACTACTCTTGTTGAAGGTACAGAGGGTGCTCTAGAGATGGCAGTAGGAGAGGGTATGGGTATTGGCCGTCCTAATATCGTAGCCTTTAAGGGAAACGGTACAGAAGACACTTTCCTATTGCCTGTCGACAAGCCCTCTTCGAACGTCACCAACATTGTTGTATGGGTTGATGGCGTATTGCAAACAACCGAGTTGGGTATAGTTACCCTAACTTCAATACCGTTTGATGTAGCCCCTGCTACGGGTGCTATTATAGTGGTGTACTACGAATACTAAAAGAAAGGCGTGATGCCATGCCGTACGAACTACAAAGTGAAAAAATTGTGATATGTGGCGAGACGTTGACCGTCTTGCAAGCGTCCAACGCTATGGAGATTGATCGCTCCATGCTAATTTCAGAAGCAGATAAGAAGTGGCCTGAAAACGCGGTGGATACAAAAGATAAATACAATCAGTACGTCGAGACTCTTTTGTATCCATCGCTAGTCGCTTGTACGGTGGGACCTGTACCTACTGTACAGGAGTTTATGTATAGCATACCCACTGCTGACTCAGATAAATGGGTCGAGACGGCGATGCGAATAAACCCACTTTGGTTTACCTTCATTTCGGATACTGACGAAAAGGAGACTGAACGGGAGGAAAAAAAAGACTAGCCGCAAACGAGATATTCTCTCGTCTTGCGGGCTTAGTCGACAAGAGTGAGAACGACGACAGTCTCCCAGAGACAGTAGATACGCCTCTAGAGATTTTAGAGAAGTATTATGATTTATGGCTTTGGTGGCGTGCAACGGATAGGAAGTTCCTCCCGTCTCAAATTTTGGAGCAAGCTTCAGAGCCATTTACGGTTATGTTAGAACTAGACAGTTATTATGAACGTATTATAGCACAAAAAAGGAGCACAGACAGTGGCGAAACAAGCTAAAGTCAAGGTAGCAATTGTTCTCGATGAAGTCGAAGCTCAGAAAGTATTGGCGAGCCTTGAAGCTGTCGCTGCTGCTACTAAGAAGGTAGAGGGAGAGGGTGCTGAAAAACAAACTACTGAACAGAACAAAGTAACAGAAGCAGCCAGAAAGACTGTTGGTCAGTATGATGCTCAAATCGACCGACTGAAGAAAGCCGTTGCTGCTGCTAAAGAACTAATGGCTGTAGAACAGGTCAGGGAGGCTAGACTTGGTGCACCCGGTAGTGTTCCTCTAACAAGCCCGGTTCTCGAAAAGATACGACAAGAGAATTTGGGGACTATCGGTGCAGACCCCGAAAAGATAAAAATTGCGGCTGCGGCTATTGCAGAGCAGGCAAAGGGTCAGTACAACGTTTCGGCTGCCATTAAAGACTCCATAGTCCAGTATGAATTCGAAGATGAGGCTCTAAACAAGCTACTCCGTAAAGCCCGTGAATTGGGGAAAGACGAACAGTTCTATGCAATCTTACATAAAAAAGGGTACGTAGAGGGAAGTGTAGCAATTCAAAAGATGTTGGGCTTGAAGGCTAAAGACATAGGGATGACCAAAGAGCAAATCAAGGAGATCCAACGTCACGCAACCATTCTAAGACACGAAAGTATTGCACTACGTAGGTCGGCTGCAGACTTACATTTGTTTGCTCAGAGTGCGTTTATTGCAGGTTCAGCCACAATAGGTGGAATACTACTACTTGCCAAACAGTATTCTGACCAAATGGGGGACACTACGAAAGTCTCCAGAGAGTTCCTTGCTGCACAGGAGCAACTGAAAGCTGCTAAGAATAGGATAGGGGAAGTCTTCGCTCGGGAGAGCGTTCCATTTATCAGAGAAGCAACGAAGATTCTAGACAGGGCGGGTAAGTTCATACAAGAACATCCTGAGATAGTATCGGCAGCCCTTAAGGGTGGTGAGATACTTATTGCTGTCGGGCTTTTAGGTAAGGCCGTTGCTACAGGAACAAGACTTACTGCTGATGCCTTAGCCATCCATTCGTCCATTCTAAGAATCATAGCTACCAGAGCTGAAGAAGAAGTGGCAGCAGCCAAACAACTAGCAGCAGCGGAACTAATGAATGCAGCTGCCGACAAACAATTAACGGCTGCCGAAGGTATGGTTGTTAGTCCCGCTCCGGCAGCGTCTAAACTAGCGACAGCATTAAATACACCCACTGCAATTGTTGGCTTGATAGTAGCAATCGGTCTCGTTAGCTACAAGACTGCACAGCAATTGGAGAAGTTAGAGGACATCTTCAAGGCGCTTGAGAAGAGGGGTGGACGTTTCGCAGCTGTTTGGGCCCCTCTATACAAGATAATAGAGTCAGGTACACTGGCTGTCAATCCGCTAGCTATTTCTATCAAAAACTTCAAGGATAACCTCGACAGAGATATTCCCCTCATTACAAAGTTGTTCAACGACTTTACAGGTACTACCAAAGATGCCGCAGCGAATGTTACACCCTCTGTAATATTCTCTGAACAGTTTAGTGCAGTACTCAAGGCCTACGAAGACTACACAGCTGATGACTTGAAGTTAGTCAAAGATCACTATGCTGAACGTGAAGACATTGTACGAAAGGGTCTTGACGCTGAAAAGAAAGAAAACGAACAAAATCTCAAGCGTCTAGAAGACATACGTGCACAAGCTAATAAAGCCACAGCAACACTCAGAAGAAACTTTGCTCGCCAAGAAGCGGACGACGAACGTGATTACGCACGCGACAGAGCCAAGATACTCAAAGATGCTGGTGAAGATGCCCTACAAGCTGAGGCCGACCTACAGGAAAAGCTCCGTAAGCTACGACTAGAGTATGAGGAGAGAGAAGTCGACCTTCTGGCTGCACGTGATGCTGTTGGATTGGTCAAGAATCGACTGAAATACATTCAAGACCGTGCCGAGGCAATAAGAGAAGCCAATCTCGAGATTGCTAAGAAGCGCAAGGACATTGCTGATCGGTTACGTATTCTAGACGAAGAATTTGACATACAGAGACAACGTAGACAAGAGGACTTTGAAACTCGTCTGGAAGAGATTCAACGGGAAGCACGAGAGAAGCTCATTGAACAGCAAAAGGCGCACACAGAAGAGATTGCGGCTATTAGGAAGAACACCGCAGAAAAACTCAGAGACGAACTTGTACAGTTCAATGAAGAACGTAAGAGAAGGTATCAGGACTTCCTACAGAGAATACGAGACCTTGATGCGGGTTTGCTAGGCGAGAAGGCACTACGTAAGAAACGACAAGACGAGATGATAGCCGATCTCGATGCGTTCTTGGCGGCCTATCGAGCTAAGCACAAGACACTACTTACCACAATTTCTGCCACTGCAGGAGTAGGCACTCGAGCCACTGGTGGATATGCTACTTTCGGTACTTATCTCTTAGGCGACAAACCTACAGGCGGAAGGGGTGATGCTGAGTTTGTTTTGAGGGGACGTACTACCAGAGCAGCTGAGACTATTATAGGTGGACGTCTGACTCAAGAAGGAATACTAAGAGCTATGTTAGCTGGTGGGCAGAAAAACGTTACATTGAACGACCATCGTAGATTCGACAGTAGACTGTCTGTGGAAGACCGACGAGCAATCTTACAGGACACTAAACAAATGCTTAGTGAGTTGGTGAGCTAATGGCCGCACACGAATATAAAATAGGTACATCGAGTGGTAGTATGACCTTACTATCTAGTTTAGGCATACCTGCACCCCATCAAAACTTTATACCTTACTCTACAGAGGTTACATTGGGTAATGGAAGGATTCAAGGACATGGTTGGCCGGAAGATGAATGGTACTGGGGTTTCCTTACAGGTTCCCAACGGGCTACCTTACGAACCTATATCTCAGGTAGAGGCTCCCACGTCTTCGTTCGAGATCTTATGGACGACGGTCTTACTTGGGAGGACTTTGAGTGTGAGGCTACTTGGATGAAACAAGAAGATAGACAGGCAGGCCGCCGTATCGGATTCACTCTAAAATTGGCGGCAATGGAAGTAGTGTGACTTACGCACCCGTACGTCCCGCAACCTCTCCCGAACTCACTTACCTACGAACGATGGGTCAGTGGAGTAAGTTATTCCTTGCAATTTTCAATCCCAACGTAATATACACAGCAGTAGCTGTTCATCCAGGTGTGGCGGACAGAATAGTTCAAATCGGTTTTACGGGCGGATCGGGTACTCTTGCTAACGTCAAAAAAGACATGACAATGTATGCTGGATCAACACCGGGTGCCTATGACCTGGGTGTTGTTCGGATCCGCAAAGCCCCCATAGCTGGAACATTCTATATCGGCGAAGAGAGTGACGTCAATTGGCAGACAACTACTTACCTTACCGTCGTAGACGATTTTGATATATGGGCTAGACATATACAGACGATAAGCGATACAGAGTTCCGTATGGACTACGATGTCACATTTAGTGACCAGAATACTAACTTCGACCCTGTACCAATTATGGGAGGTCATCGGGTTGTAAAACTGACGGGTGTGAGTGTTACGTTAGCGTTTGACTTCAGCAACAGTTACGTTATTGATTCGACTATTACTGGCTACTCTCTAACTTCTCCAGATGCATCAGCGTGGACAGGCGTAACCACTGCAACTCCCACTCTTACATTTAATACAACAGGCTGGCATGCCTTCTACCTTCAAGTTACCGCAGCAAACGGCAAAATATATGAGGGAGTACGTTACGTTTTCGTTTATAGCGATGCTGATATGCCCGCCACAGTATTTCAGTTGGGTGATTGCTCTATAGACTACGATACAGGCGGCTGGTCATTTAGTGTTACTATGCAAGACGAAATCTCACTCGCTAATGTCCCCGAAAGAGCCCTGTGCATCCTGTTCGCAGAAGACCATTACGGAGCTACTAAGACATCTATTGGACAGTTAGCTGGTTGTGAAAATATTCTAGCTGTTGGCAAGATAGCTGAAGAGTCTATTACACTCAATCCTGAACAGAGTGAGATAACACTACGTATCCAAAGTTACCACTACTGGTTGAACAAGGTATACGGGTTTCCGACAGGTGTAATTCAGGTTACTGGAACACCCACGAATTGGGCTGAGATGCAATCACCTACAGTCGACAAAGTGGTACATCGCCTACTTCATTGGGGGTGTACCGCAACCACTATAATGGATGTGTATCTAACGAACGACGTTCGTTATGCTTCTGAATTGATAAGCCCCACATCGAGTCTATGGACACAACTACAGGAGTTGGCGTTTGCTTCTATCCAAGCACGTCCTGGAGTAGACAGATTCGGAAGACTATTTGTAGAGGTAGAACCGCAACTAGTTCCTGTTGCATCCCGTACTTGGGCTTCAGTTATGACTCTTACAGACGTTGATTGGCATGGTTCTATAAACATGCAAAGGGTCGTAGTTACACCTGTAGGATTGGTTAATATGTCTGGTGTAGTAGTTACCTCTGTAGGCACAGGCAGTGCTTTATTCTCACTAACTCCTGGGCACGTATTCAAACACTATGGAGGTACAGAAGTCCTAGATAGGATGCTTTTGTCTACACAGGCTCTAAGCAATCAACTAGCAGGACTGGTACTCGGATGGAGAAACAATCCATTCCCTAATAACGAAGCTCCGTTGTTGAACAATCGGATGGTCGACTGCTTCCCCCGTCAAGCAGTTACGTGGGCTGTATCTGCAGAAGACAATCCACGTGGGTTCTCGTTCAATGCAAGGTTCATACCTCGTAGGGTGGAATTACGTTGGGATCCTACAACAGGCTTCCTGCAGACCTTCGTATCTCTCGAGATGGAAGGTGTTGAGAACGTCTCAGCTGATGGAGATATTCCAGGAGCCGGATCGGGAGATTTGTCTATTCCTCCTGCTCCTCCACCGTATCCCCCCATTCCGTCTTTTCCGATCGTTCTTCCAGGAGATATTGCTGAACAGAGTGTAGTTAGTAAGATCTTGTTGCATGATACTACATATGGGTTACTATATACTACAAGTTTTGATACTTCTAATCCGCAGTGGATTACTGTGAATTCAGGCTTGACCACTGTACAGTATCAGAAAATCAATGCAATTTCTATAACACCTTCTGGTCAGATTTACGTAGCGTTTCGTGAGGCAGATTATCCTGGACATTTGAGGCCTGACATTTTTATCGCTTACGCTCCTTACATAGGAGGTACATTTACCATTTTAGAGGACCTGACATCCTTAAAAGTCAAATTCCCCACGCCAACATACAGTGAATGGGCAGTGCGAGCCTTGGCTGTCAATAGTTTGAACGGACAAGCGGCCTATCTTATAGTGGGAAAAGGTGGAGGTAGTACTGCAAAGCTTTATGTTGGCAGTGGAGCAACCTGGACGTCAGGACTTGAAATAAGTACCTACTCGGCAATTAATTATGTAGCCTCCCTCTCTTATGGCTTTGGCGCTTGGCTTCTGACCGGACCTGGTGCTGCCTTTGTCCGTGCGAGACAATGGACAATCAACCCGGTAGGGACGTCCGTTATCTCATCCTCAGACTTACTTCTGTCTGGAATGTTCCAACATTTCCGAGCAGGTACTACGGACAAAGTTTTTCACAATGTGGATGGCAGTGCGGGTGTATGGTATTCGTCTACCGGGAATGGAGCAACGTATTCTTCTGTTTATTCTGCCGCACTAGATACAGATTACAATACTATCGGACCTCTTGGAGCGAATCCTCATGTAGAAAATTATCAAGACTGTGACCCCACAGGTACATACCTTATGTTAGATGCGTTTACCACTGCACACAAAGGGAAATCTAGTGACGGAGGTGCAACTATTGTTGCGTTAGCAAGTCTACCACCCGGAAACTGGCACTTTAGGTATGCTGGATCGATACAACGGTGGGTAGCAGCTGGAGGAACTTCGGTGAGACTCACACAAGACTTTGGCACTATTTGGCTCAATCGAGAAGGGAACTACACCGCAGATTTTCCTTCTGGCAGCATAGACATGGTAAGATTTGTAGGATAATATGGCAGTCCGAAAAAGCATCAATCAGATAAAATCTGAACTCCAAAATAAGATATTCAAGGGTGGAGAGTACTGGATTGAGAAGCAGTTTGCCGATTTGGGTAACTATTCTGGAGTTGTAGAAGTCCCTAACACACAAAATATGGTCTATGCCCGCCTGGCTAACGGACAAGTTGTAGAAGTCTTCAATAACGTTGCTCCGAACATTTACAACTGGAAAGTATCCATAGGTAGGGACAAATCGCAACCGTCTCTTGTAAAGGTTGTCGAAGTACGTTGGGTGTATAACATTAGAGAAACGATCGCCTATATACTGTTCCATCACAAACAACACGAATACCCTAACCCAGATACAACATGGATAAGTCGTGACAATTTTTTGCCGTTGTTGGTATTACCTAAGAGTGGATTTACTGTTAGACTGTACGGAGATGTCATTTATTCGTCTAGTATGCCGTATCCGGTACGTGTACTGGATGTCGATGACTTAGACGTATCATCTTACGTAGTTAGTGCAGGAGCTAGATACGTCTTGCTCGAAGCCGACTCTACTGGAGCTCTAAATTACGTCGTTGGAGATACAGTCACTTCACGAGAAGTTTTATATACTCAACCGTTGCCAGTTCCTACTCTAGGCTCGTTCCCTATTTGTGCTTTCATCTTCTATGAAGGACAAACCGAGCTGAGAAGGGATAGCGTAGAGAGAACAATTATTGACCTACGCATGTTTACGTCAGATAGTAGCTTGAATGTTGCTGCCCAAATTCATGCCGCTACAGGTAAAACTACTCCAGTAGACGCTGACGAGTTTGGACTTACGGATAGTGTAGCAAGTTGGATATTGAAGAAGGTAACGTGGACTAACATCAAAGCCACGCTCAAGATCTACTTTGACACATTATATTCGGCACTTGGACACGTTCACGACGCAGCAGATGTAACCTATACACCTGCGGTGCTTGCAGATTGGGATGGATCTGCCGATCCTGGGGATGTAGACCAGGCACTGGATCAACTGGCCGAACGTATGACGACGGGGGGTGGTGGCCTACCCAATCCCTTTGCACTAACTGCCGATATTACTCCAACTCCACTCTCGGCAAGCGTGAACGACTACGATCCCACAGGATTGTCTACTGCCGATATTATCAGAATTGACGCGGATGATGAACCTTATTCAATTACAGGTCTTGTGGGTGGAGCCGATGGCAGGATCGTCATTTTCCATAATGTTAGCAATGATTGGACGATTGATTTTCCGAAAGAGAGTACGTCATCCGCAGCCGCTAACAGATTCGACTTCCCGAATAGCATCCGGCTCCGATCGAAGCGAACTCTGGTCATTCAGTATGATGCGGCTATATCCAGATGGAGAGCAATTGCCAGTGACGATGCAGTCTCAATTCAAGGTGTAGCAATAAATCCGGGTTTGGCATCTCTTCTGGATGTGAACGAGACCCTTGTCTTCGATGGCGAAGAACTTGTACCTGCTCCATTTCCCACAGATGAGAGTATTCAGGATATTGTCGGAGCAATGTTTAGTGGAAACACAGAGACAGGCATCACGGCTACTTACCAGGATGCTGATGGAACTATCGACCTGGAAGTCACAGGCAGTGGGTATCCCCCCGGACATTTGTTTGGCTGCGAACTGTCGAACAACGGAACCGATCCGACCAATGACATTGATATAACTGCCGGGAACTGTCGGGACAGTACAAACGCAGTAGATATGACCATACCAGCACGCATAAAGCGCCTTGATGCGTCGTGGGTGACCGGGACGAATCAGGGTGGTCTTTCCTCATCTCTAACCATTGCCAATATCACTTATCACGTTTTTGCGATCCGAGTGGCAGGCGTGGATGATGTGGGTTTTGATACCAGTGTAGCAGCAGCCAATCTTATTGCGGACCATTCTGCTACCCACATAAGGAGACTCGGCTCTATTATTCGAGTTGCTGGTGTGATTCTGCCGTTCACCCAGGTAGGTGATTACTTTGAGCTACAGACTCCTGTAAGAGATGCGAATGACGTAGCCGGAGAACTTGGTACTTCATCTAGAACCTATACTCTTGCTAGTGTTCCGACAGGAATTGTGCTCAGGACAAATATCACCGGCTTTACGTGGAAGGTTGCCAATTATGCTGCGGTGTATGTCCGGGCACTTACTCAGGTGGACGTAGCAGCAGCCTACAACACTAACGCGAATGTCTACGATGTCTCAGGTGGAGCCGGAGCATCAAGTAATCTTGTAGTCTGGACAAACACCAGTGCGCAGATCGCTGCACGGTCGAATGTTACATCTACCAACCTTATTATCATTACTCGCGGCTGGATCGACACACGAGGTCGATGACTTAGAAACATTCCCAATATGTTGGGATGAAAAACAAAAGGAGTAAATAACATGTCAGCATTACCTAATTCAAGATCGACTTTCGGGGTTATAGGGGCGGTTGAGATCACACCAGACGATGATGTTGATCTCGAAAAGGCCACACGTGGAATTTACGTGGGCGTCGCCGGAAATTTGAAGGTAACTCTGTTGAATGGGGATACAGTCACCTATGTAAATCTCGCCGCTGGAGTTACACATGCAAAGCAGATAGTAAGGGTATGGGATACCGGTACAACCGCAACTAATATTATCGGAGAATACTAGATGAAAATAGACATTGGGTTGTCACTTGGGTCAGGAAGAAAAACAGGGTCGTCTGATGTCATTCAGCCAACTGTGACAATTACCGTTGTGGGTGGAAGTCCTAATGCAAGTCTGCCCCTTGTTATCGAATTTGCTCTTAGTGAACCATCACCGGATTTCATTTCTAGCTGTGTCGATGTTGATGGTGGAACAATTGCTAATTTTGGAGGGTCTGGCACTGCCTACACTTGCGAAGGCATGCCTGCTTTGCCAAACGGGACGATGACCTTTGACATAGCTGCCAACGCTTTTCACGATATGGTGGGTAACGGAAATGCAGTCGCGACCCAACTGGTTGTGGTGTCAAGTGCGTTTGAGCTTGCCGATGAATTTACCGATACGGTAGCTCCAGGTGCAGTGAATGGATCGACTGCGACGCCTACAGGTCAAGCAAGAACAGCCACAGACACAAACTCGAAATTATCCATTGGTTCCGGAGTTGCTAATTTCGCAACGGGTGGTGCCGCAGCAGGAAACCCGGGGTTATGGTATCCAGGTAGAGCAAGGGTTGCAGGCAAGGCGTTGATTGCACGTATAGCAGGTACGAACACCAATTACTCTGTTGGATGGGATTCTAATGCCGCTGGTGGAGTGTCTCAGGCGCTCAACTTTTTCACAACGGGTGTTGTACGTGCGTTCCTTTATGCGATTGTGCCGTTGACAGTTGGTGCGAACCCTACATCAGGAGCAAATGTATATTGTGCAATTCTCCTGAGAGCCACCGGAGCACGCTTTTTCATTAAGGAGGCAACTGCCTTCTCGAAATGGAGGTTCTTGTATCCTGATAAGAACGGAGCCGACGCTACAGTATATGCTTCTCTGAACTCACAAGGTGTGACTGCTGTATTCACTTCGGGTTTCATCCGCATTCCTGAAAATCTTATTATTGCTCCTCCCCTTGCATCGGATGCCTTCACGCGTACAAACGGTGCGTTGGGTAATACAGGTGGGGGAGGTTCAGAAGAATCAGGTGGAAGTGGTTTGGCTTGGACAAATCAGCTGGGAACAGTTCAGATCTCTGGCAATAAAGCAATGGCGACTGTACTGAGTGGCGATAGAGCTATCTGTACTGTACCTGTTGGTTCGGAGAGCGCGTTTCTTGAAGCAGCGGTAACTCGTGGAACGACCGGAGTCGGGTTGGTGCTACAATATGTAGATGCAGACAACTATGTTTATGTCAGGCGTACTGCTGCAAATGTACAGTTGATAAACCGTGTAGCCGGTGTAGAAACCACTACCATAACCGGAACTCCTGCCGAAGTGAACGGCTCAAGGTTGATGGGCGTCATTACAGATATAACCACAGAAATAGTTGTACGCACTTACTACAATGAAGCTCTAGTTGGTGGCGAACAATATCTGTCGAATTTTGGCGGACATGGAACGTCCGGCGACAAAATGGGTTTGATTTTCTTTGACCTTGACAGTAGTGTTGATAATTTCGTTTGTTGGGCAAGGGGCGTTGAAGATGAGTATGAAGATGTGTTCAACAAGTACGCGTTGTAGAAAGGAAAAACTATGACAGAGGAACGTACAACACAAGCAGGACGACTGAGACCAGCCTACAACGCGAACACTCTGGTCAATCAACTATTCGCCAAAACTACTAAAGTAACGATAGCAGAGGGAGTAGCTGAAGAGTTTCCTGACGTCTCCTTCTACCAAGCCGTCATTGACTGGAACTTGATGAGTGCCCACACCCGGTCAATCATTATCCGTGCAGGCCAGAGGAATTGGGTAGATGAGAAGTTCAAGACCAACTGGGTAGAGGCAAAGCGTCGAAAACTGTATCGTGGAGTGTACTGGCTCTACGATGGAAGGGAGAGTCCAGGCTTCCAAGCTAATCTTTTGAAGTCTCTAATAGAGCACGACATACCTGAGATGGAGATATGGGTAGATTGGGAAATAAACTATAAAGGCTCGTACGAAGGACTCAAGAATGTCGTAGCCATGATGCAAGCTCTAGAAGCTATGTTCCCAGGAAAGGAAGTAGGTTTGTATTTAGGCTATTATTGGATGATTGCTAATAGCAACGTATTACTCAATTACTCTCAGTACCAGTACTTAAAGACTCGTCCGCTATGGTTAGGACAATACACACCTTCGCCTATAACTAACTTGCTAATACCGGCACCATTTAGTCTATCAAACCTGCGGCACCACCAATACGGTACGCCAGTAAGAGGCAAAGAGTTCGGTTGTAGTGGTTCGTACGAGATAGACATGAACCGATACGCAGACCAACAAAAGACATATGCTGAACGTTATAACGTAACTACCCCACCAATCGTAATATCAAACGGAGGAACAATGGCTGGAACACCTATTACCCCTTTATGGATGGAAGTAACTGCAACCAAATTGAACGTTAGAAGCTCTGCGGGCGGTACTGTCCCCGAAACAGATTTGGGCGACCTATACCTACACTCAAAGGTCTTAGTAGACCAAACCTACATGCTCGGAACAATAACCTGGTACAGAGCAGTAAAGGCCTACAGCCCCGACGGTAAGCAAGTACTTTTGGCTGACAAAACTCCTTTGGAAGGACATACGAATTGTTGGCTCAGTGGTACGTACTTGACTCCCTCGTCAGCCCCTGTGCCCATACCGGACCCTACTCCTGCTCCTATACCCACAGCCGATGAGCTGCATATTGACGTGAGTATTGTAGGCGGAAAGATAACTGGCTCCCTTGAAGGGGTAGCACAGGGCAAACCATTTACCATAACATACTAATGAGCACCATACGATTCAACTACAGGGGCCTCGGAAGTAAGCAGTACGTGAAGCTACTTCCGGATACTAAAGTGCCCCAATGGGACTACAAGTGTCGTTCCCTATTTAGTCATTCTGACGGGTTACTAGACAATCACGGATACCCGCAAATGGTACCTCTAAAGAGTCGTCATGGTACCAAACTAACTGAATCGTGGCAGCGTTATTTGATGGATGTCCAGTGTGTTTATTACTTTGGTATTCCATTCGACTTGCTCTCTAAGGACCGCAGAGATAGGATGATACGGTGGTTTAGTAGTATGTACGACGGTAATAGGTTCATAACTAACAATGCGGGTGTAGACACTCGTGAAAATGTATTTACGGGTGCACATGAAGGGGCTGGATGGCCTATGGCTCAAGAGGTTGTGTGTGCTGTAAATCTGTTAGAGCTTGACAGCTTGGAGCCCGAAACAATTGCAGGTGATTTGTGCTACAGAATAAAGACTTTGAACGGAAGTCAACATCCGCCAAACTTTATGAGGGTCAACTACACAACCAGTCCTGCATATATACATGTTGCCGTTACATGGCTTTATAACGACGATCCTAGCATAACCACGCCTGAGCAAAGATTCAAGACGGGGAACTTCCCCCAAATGGAGAATGTAGGTTTTGCTGGTCATTCGCTGTACCCGAATATAAGTCCTGAGGGAATTAATTGGGTAGAAGTAAGTCGTGTTGAGTTAGTTACGTCAGAACATATCAATCATTTCGAGGTATGAGATGATAGACGACATCGAACTGAAAGACCTCGTAAGGCTATTGAATGCGTTGTCAGATGCTCACGAGCCTGAAACTATGGACCATGCTAGGCGCTGCCGAGAAAGTACCATTCGCATAGCTACGCAGTTAGGTATAAAGGGTATGGAGTTGAGGTATATGGGGTACGCAGCGGATATTCATGACATAGGTAAGGTAGGAATATCATCAGACATTATACGTAACCCGGGACAGCTTACTCACTCAGAAAGAGCAGCCATTGAAACACATTGCGACATAGGCTACAGAGCTTTAACTCTAGGTGGGGTACCTAAACTTATTACTGAAGCAGTGCTCTACCATCAAGAACATTGGGACGGTTCAGGTTATCCGGAAAAGCTAGAAGGCATACAGATACCTGTAGGAGCTCGCATCATATGTATTGCAGACATGTGGGACGCGCTGCTAAGCCAAAGGCCCTATAGACCAGCCAAAACATTTAAAGAGGGTTTGGAGATCATGAATGAAAATATAAACTGGTTCGACCCAGAAATATACGCTATATGGATAAAACTAGCATACGAGGAGAAACATGGATAGCTTGACAGTATCTCAATTCTTATCAGGCGTAGTAACCATCATCATTGTACAGCTGTTCGCTATGTGGAATAACAACCGTAATCTGAAGGCACAGGCGCCTCTAACAAACGCTCAGTCAGAGAGTGAGATATCCGAAGCATGGGAAAGAGTTGCTAACGGGTACGCAAAGCAAATTGAGACTCTTCGAAACCTAGAAACAGAAAATGCAGAGTTGCGACCCCTGGTACTCAAGCTGGCACTCCAGGCAGAAGCCATAAAGCAGACTCAACGTGATAAAGAGGACTGGAAACGGTATGCAGAGAAGCTAACTAAACAAGTCGAGGATTGTGGCCAGATGCCCATTCCTTTCCGTCGACTTCCCACTAGTAATGGAGATACGGGACCTTACAAACCTGTCTCACCCGTACTTCCCGCAGAATGACTATACCTACGAAAGGAGGTATCCATGAAAAAACTACTGTTCTTGTTTGTGCTTGTTGTGTTGGTTGGTTGTGCTCCCGTAGAAGTAAGTCCGACCAGTATCGCAGTCCAAATCCCAATTGAGATTACGACAGCCCTTAGCATAGGCTTCGTTGCCCTCATGACACTCGGAACTGCTTGGCTACTACAGAAGATCGGACTCGACCTTACAGGATTCGCAACGCCTGTCGCCATGGCTGTTAGCATTTGGGTCGTGGCTGAGCTACAAAACATCATCAACACCATCTCTGAGACGTACGATCCCATCTTGAATATTGTTCTCAAGATCATCGTAGTCGTGTTGGGATCGGTTGGCGGTCTTGCTCTACGCCATCGACCGACATCAGACACTAGACTGATATAAGAAAAACGGCTGGTATCTACTTCTGATACCAGCCGTCCTTTTCTTGATTGAAAGGCTATTCAGTTGGCCCCTCCATGTATATGGTTGTTCGTACCCAAATAATGAACCTCTGTACACTCTCATTGATCTCTCCGTCAAAGCTTTCAAGTAGCTTATACAAGCCCACCAAGCTCTTTCTCTTACCAGTCATCCAACACCATCCCCCTCGTTGTCTGTATACATTACCCCCAAAGATAAGCATGCTGGTACAGTGAACGTAGTGCTTAGAGAAGAAGTATAGTTGATGTGCATCACCAGACCTAGTTGTATGAACATAGAATTTGGCAAACTTAGCAAGCACTTCTATGCGGTTCGGTGAAGCAAGTTCATCATACGATCTGCTCATAAAGGACTCCTTCAGGTCTCTTTGCCCAAGTTAGCCTTCTCTCTCCGTTGGCCTTCCACTTAACCTCCGGTAAGTACCTAACACCCATTTCCTCCATAACTTCAACTCCATACCGTTCCATCTTGTCTGCATCATTGATGTCGACTTCAAGTACTATGCTGTCGTGTACTGTCAGAACGACATTGTGTACTGACTCCTCAACTTCACAAGCAGACATGAGCGTCAAGTCACTGGCAGTGCCTGCTACGGGAGCATGAACAGCTGCTTTGCGTGCTTCATCCATGTTTACTTTCGTAATTATAGGGAAATGACGACGTCTACCGAACCTGGACTGTACGAAGCCTTGTACAGCCATCTTGTCGAGCTGCTCCTGCTTGTAGTCGTGAAGTCTTGGCATTAGTCGATTGTAGTCTTTGACGAATTGTTTCGCCTCCGCAAGAGGCAGTCCAGCGTCACGAGCGAAGCTGTATTCGTTGCCACCATATATGTATGAGAAGTTGAACATTTTAGTTCTTACACGCTGTGGCTTGGTATACGCAGATGTGTACATGCCAATGGCTACCTCTGAATGTAGGTCTCTGTCGTCGTCGTATACCTTGATGAGGAACGGCTCCATCGCTTCAGCTGCTATCACACGTAGTTCTGCTTGTGAGTAGTCGACGATGAGTAATATCTTCCCGTCTTCAGCAATGAACGCCCCACGTATAAGTGCACCAAATACATCATCCGGACGTGGTATGGTTTGCAGAGCAGGATTACGAGCAGACAATCTGCCCATCTCCGTTCCATTCATTAAGAACGTTGCATGCACGCGACCGTTGATATCAACTGCTTCTAGAAGATTGTCTGCGTAGGAGTTTTTCATCTTTGCGATACGTCTATACTCCTGTAGATGGTCGATGAAAGGATGCCTGCCCGACAAAGGCTGCATTGCTTCATGATTAGTAGATCGAGGACCCAACTTCCTACTTCTCTGTAGAGGGAATCCTAATGTATCGTAGACAACAACAGCCACTTGCTGAGTAGAACCTAAATTGATTTCCTGTATATTCACCGACTTACAAGCTGCTTCGGTTTCCTCTTCCATCTTATTTTCTAGGAACTTTTGAACCTGCTGTAGATAAGGTACGTCTACTCTGATTCCACGAATTTCAATATCGACGAACGCATTCGAGCCGCGCATAGGTATGTTCTGGAATGGCCACTCATAACGATTCTGTTCCCTGAGTACTTTCGAAAACACCTTTTTTAGTTGTAGTGTTAGTATAACGTCTATACTACCATACTTACTTAATTCTTCGAAAGGTATCTTCGAGTACCGATCATTACGACTCTTTAGGTACTTCTTAATCAAATGTTCTTCGTAGTCTGGTATCCCGAAGTACTCGTAGACAAGAGGTTTCAGGCCGTGCTTTGAATTCTCGTCTATAATGGAATGAGCTAGCATTGTATCGAAATCAAGATGTACGTTTATGCCTAAATGTGTTTTGAGAAAGATCTGGTCGAATTTGCCGTTGTGCGCTACTGTCTTGACCCTCGCAAAGAACTGACTTAGTATATGCCTCGTCTCTGGAACGTCATACAGCATTATATCATCTAGTACTACGGCATAATCCTCGGCCCAAGCAATTTGTAACATTAGGATGGGGTCAGGAGGCGTTCCGTCGTAGCGTTGGTACCAACGAGTTTGATCAGTCTCGATGTCGAATGACACCCACGTATCATTTGGGACTTGACTTAGTACTTCCTCTAGACGTTGAGGAGTCTCGATATGCATGACGTAAGGGTCGGTCCATTTAGGATTTACAATAACGGGTGGGTCAACAAAACGTTTGACGTCACGCAAGAAGATACCGGCATCGTTTGGAGTACGGAGCACGTAAGCGGGATGATATGTATGCATGTATGTCCTTCCTTCAATCTCCGCTAATATTCCTCTACCAAATGACTCTAGATCTAGAGTCTCCGAAGCAGTCCGTCCAAGAGCTAGCACAGGGGCGTTCAGGTGGGCCAACTCTAGCATGAGCCTCGGACGGCATGCTTCGACTTCCTCAAACATCGGTTCGCGATTGTTGGGAGGTTTGCACATTACTGCATTAGTCTTGTAGACCTCTTCCGTACTAATGTTGGTTTGGCTCAAAGCATAATCCAACAATGAGCCGCTAGGTCCCACGAAAGGCTTGCCTTGCTCAACTTCCACATTGCCGGGTGCTTCTCCAACTACTATCATCTTGGCGTTCTTAGGTCCAGATGGAGGAACGACAGGGCAAGCCTGTAATGAACATTCGTGACATAAAGCGCCAGGTAGTTTACTTAAATCTAAAGACACGGTAAGCCTCCGAAGGTTGTAAGGATTTGAAGGAGTACGGAGCGACGATTATAATCTCGTCCACTTTCAGGGCTCTGGCTACTGTCAACGCCTCAGCTAAAAACTCTTCAGTATTAGCTAATACCACACACGTTTTACTTATACGTGAGTAAAAAACCACCGAATAAGAGACAGAGTTTCCAAAGGAGATCTCAGGCATCTTGTCTCCCAGAGGTCCAAGCAAGTAGTGACAAAGCGTTGTCGTAGGCAAGCCCGGAGTCGAAGTGCTCGTTCCATACATGCGATATATGTTCTGACTTAACCCTAATAGATCGGCCCTTCTGTGCGTAGGCGAAGGGAGCTGCAGTATCGATTCCACGAACCCATGGGGCTATGGCTTTGAGTGCTGGTACTTCGATTCTAGGTTCTCCCCAAACACCTAACAAGTGGATGTTGTAGCTGTTGTGCCAACCCATTTGCTGGATGAACGTTAGGATGTTCACTCTACCGTCGCCAAACTGTTCAGTGTGTTTAGGTATACACATGGTAGCAAACTCCATGTTTGATACGAAGAAGTTAGCACAGCCCGTCCATTCTTCAAACGTCTCTCCCTGTGGTACCACAGCTCGCATTCTAGCAGGTATGATCTCTAGAACGTCTCGGTCCATGGTTTTCTCGATGGTAGCTTCGGCATCACGAAGAACGTCAGGCAGGACTACTTCGTCCACATGAAGCATCTGCATTGCGTCGTAAAGTTGTTTAGATGTTAGGAGAGACCCTTCTGCGGCGCCGTTGTCCATCATTATGAAGTCACCACGACGACTACGTTCTTTATAGAACTCAGCGTACTGAGTATCTTCAAGAAGATATTGGGCTAATACTAAGTGGTAGGTCAGTCTCATAGAGTTCAGTATCCCGAGACCAGCAAAATCGCTAATCAGTGCCAGTTTCATACGCCTCCTACTAGATGTAGAAACTCTTGACGTGCTTCCATAGACGTTAGAAACGCTCCGCGCATCTCACTTGTAACCATAGACGCGTTACGTTCTTTTACTCCACGACATGACATACACGTATGTACAGACTTTACGATTACAGCCACGCCCTGTGCCTCTACAGTGTCTTTTAAGAAAGACGCTATGGCACGAGTAAACGTTTCTTGTGTACTTGGACGTGCCGCGAAGTGATGGACGATGCGAGGAATCTTGCTCACGCCTATCATCAACTTGTTAGGTATGTAACCTACATGGGCAGTGCCCGAAAACGGAAATAAGTGGTGTGCGCACAGGGCAGAGAACTCGATGCCCCTAACCACTATCAGCTGATTGGCTGTGGCTTTGAACGTTGTCGGATTGAAGTCAACGACCGAGCTTGTCTTGAACTCGTTCATTGCCTTCATCCAACGTTTGGCCGTCTCGTTGACTGAGTCGTCCCAAACAGTTTCGCCGAACGTGTCGGCTAAGAACTTTGCTAGTTGCTTCTCAAAAATTGCCATGTTGGTCTCCTATCTCATATTGAGTCTATATTGTAGTCGATCACCGAAGCGTGGTTGATACTGATGGTAATTAACCTGTCCCTGAGTAAGGAGTTCCATGGTCTTCTTTATGGACTGAACTCCTGGAGGACATCCCTCAGGCATCAATACAACACCTTCTAGAGTCTTGTCGTTCTCGAAGTAGAAATAGTCTATCACTCCCTGCATATCTAGAACTGAGATTTCGTCGTCGACTACGAATTTGATTTCGTTTGTGATGTCTTTCAGCTCTGTAGGAGCTTGGAAGTTTAGATTCTTTTTCGGCGACCAAGTCACCCAATCTGGCGTTAACGTACCGACAAGGTTTTTGAGTCCCGACGTCTCAAGTTGTGTTGTATATCCCAAAGCCTTGCACGCCGCCAATATAGGGTCTAAGTTCCAAATGGTGGGTTCGCCCCCTGTAATAATAACGTGCCTTTCGTGGATAGCGTCCATAATCTCCGTTAAGGTCTTCACCTCACCACCAGGACCCCAAGTGTTTGCCGTCATGCCATTTGTACGACGCTTACCTTCTAACCAATTGGCTAAGGGTCCTGAATCACACCATGAACAACCGACAGGACATCCCTGTAACCGAATAAATGTGGCCGGTATGCCCGTTAGAAGGCCTTCCCCTTGTATTGAATCGAACTGTTCATTCACTCTGTAGTTCATGTTAGCTTCCTGTAGCCCCGTCAAACAACTCACGTAAGACAGGGAATATAATGATGCTGGTTGCAGCGAGTGGCTCACCTATAAGTGAAATACCTGCAATTAGTATTCTAAATAGTAGATGAGGCATCTGTTCTGCCCCAGTCAAAGTAACGGCCAAGTCAACGAAAGAACCGAACCGAAGGATGTCTGGTGCCAAGTAGTCAAAGTAAACGTCTATACTTATAGGTATCAAGGCAACCACACATACTGCTATCAAGATACCTCCATTCCATTGTTCTTTGACTCCGTATAAAACCGTTCCCATCAAAGCCATTATTAGTCCTGTTGTAGCCAGGGATGTGAACCACCCTACTTGGTTGTTCGACATATGTTCTACACTTACTTGGCCTGCTAGCACGTCTATGCCTATCAAGGAGACCAAAGCCGAAACAGCAACCAGGAACGAAAAGACAGCTAGGATGTACGGTCCTAAATCGAACATTCTAGCCAGCAACGTTGAATTCCTTTTAGTAGCGTAGCCTTGAGGTGTGTGTGGTCTTGCATTTTGATACGTCATGTTTACTCTCCTTTCAATCGTTCAGCCATCTGCTTACATAGTGTCGCATAACCTATGATGTCGTCGTAGTTATCAAGATGATACGGGTCGGACAGCATACGTATAAGCTTGGATAACATAAGTACCCAATTGTGCGAGAACATGGGTGCTGTGTTAAGCATAGCCAAAAACGGGTCTGTCAGGGCACCCATAACCATTCCTGTTAGCTCGTGTGCATTACCGTAATGCTTTTCCTTCTCGTCGAGTAAGGATTGAATGTTCATTTGTTCATCTCCAGGTACATTATAGCATTCTGTAACTTTACAGGATCGTCGTCGAACCTACCAAGTCCATGATTGCACTTTGCACATAGAAGTCCTCTTACCTTACCCGTCTTGTGGTCGTGATCGATCACCAACTTCTGACCTACACGAGTACATATCCCACAACCCCCTTCTTGTCGTTCAAACATTTCGTTGAACTGCTCAATGGTAAGGTTGTACAGAACTTTGAGGTTCGACCTTCTATGTATCTGCTTCGTTCGGTTAGCCTTGTGATACGCCTTGTGTGCATCCTTTTCGCACTCTTTACAGCGGTTAGAAAGTCCGTCCTTAGAAGCTTTCCTACGATAGAACTCGCTAATAGGCTTCAGTATAGGACGGTTTTCTCGCGCCGTGCATCCTGGACATAACTTCATTTAGACTCCTTCGTAAACAGCTACGCTTTTGGGGGTTTCATGTACGATAACTCTTACGTTTTCGACTTGTAGCATGAAGGCATTACGAACCCATCCATGGATAAGATGTGCTAGGGTCTCAGCCGTACTGTTGGGTACGCCCAAAATGAAAGCATCTCCGCGTTCGCTGGCAATGACTGCATACGGGTCACCGTGTCGAGTATTGCTCTGCGAGACGAGATACCGATGGTCCATCTGATCTATTAGTGGCTTGACGGCCTGGTCGAGAAGGCCATAGTCCAACACCATACCCTGTACGTCTAGCGTACCTGAATTTATCTCGACAACAACCTTATAGTTGTGTCCGTGAAGACGACCACACTTAGGATGTCCTTCGATCCTGTGCGCAGCTGAGAACCAATATTCTCGGGAGATTGTATATCTGTTATACATTGGGCCACTCCTCTAAGTCCTCAGTTGGAACTTCTGGTCCCAGTATGTCGACCAACGAAATGTTGTAGCCTGTTGGGTCGTAGAAACCACACTCAGCAAAGGCATTAGCTCGCTCAATACAAGTAGGGCATCGACCACAGTGAATGTACTCGTTCAATTCGGTTGTTACTGGATTGTAGCAAGACCAAGTTAGCTGCAGCGGAGCATCCAATTCAACTGCACGAGATACGATGTCAGCCTTCGTCATCCAAATAAATGGGAAGACTAGACGGACCTTGTCGTACGTACCAACTCGTATAGCATTTGCCATCGCACCTAAGAACTCAGGTGTACAATCTGGATACGCCCAGTCGTGTGCATCATCTCCGTGCGCTCCAATGTATACGTAATCGAATCCTCGTGCATCGGCTAACGCAGTTGCTATACTAAGGAGATTGGCATTACGGAAGGGTACGACTGTTGGGGAAGGACCTACTGACCCTTTGATTTCCCCATAAGTCATGTGAGGCATCTCAATCTCACCCATCAAAGCCGACCCGTGTCCATTGCTTGAGAAGATTTCGCTCGGCAAGTCGAAAGTAATACGGTGGATGTCGCACACAAATTCGTACTGCTCTTGGTACCATGCAACTATCTGCGCTGCTGCTTGACTCTCTGCTTCGTTATGTAGACCGCCATACCCAATAGATACGGCTAGGATTTCGTCTGCTCCGTCAACGATTGCCTGAGACAGTAGTGTGGTACTATCCAAGCCCCCCGAATGCAAGACGACTGCTTTCATTATTGCTCCTCTGTTACGGTTGAACGCTCCGTAACTAAATACTGATCCTTATTTCCCGAGAGTTCATCGAGGACGGCACGTCTAGGCCAAGTTGGACTGCCGCCTCGAGACGAACTCCAAACATCCAAACGCCGGCCACGATTTGAGATGTAACCTGATAAGACGACTCCGAGAACTGTGTCTTCATGGCGTCTTTCTCAAGTACACCCCGACCTTGGCGGCGCCTAAACGCAACCCAATCATCATAGGCAGGCGCAAGCTGAAAGTAGAAGTTTCCGTTCTCTACTGTATACTTGTACATCGCACCACCATTGTTTGCCTTATTGATGACGTACTCTATCATATCATCAATCAAGGTACGTGACCTACCTGCTTGCATGTCGAATACTGACGATATACTGTCACTCAAGACTGTAGCATCAGGTGGTTCTGATTGTGTTATCTCGCACCACAGTAGTATTCCAAAGTATGCAACGATGTGATTATTACGTACCCTGTCTGGTAACTTGTTCGGGAACGCAACAAAGACGGCCTCTCTTGCACGTTTCAGTATGTCTTCCCAACTCGCCTCGAGCTTTAGCAGAAGCGTAATCAGTGTACCTCCCATAAGAGGAACCCCACCCATACTGAACTCCATTTCCTTAAACGCATTATACGCAGGCGAGCCTTCTTCAATAGTAGAAGGATGTACTCGTACGACAACAATGCGTTCACGTGCTGCAGCGTCATCTATTAAGTCTTCACCGTCAAGTACGAAAGGAGCAACTAGTGGATAGTCTTGTGTCGTCTGGTCAGCTCTGCCTCTTGCATCATGTCCAGTATCGTATGCTAACAAAACGAATCGAAGGAACCTTTGAACTGCATCGACACGGAACTCTGAGAACGATACTGGTACTGCGTTCGAACCCCCCATCAAAGTTAGAGCGACGAAGTGTGTAGTACCACTATCATAGGCAATTGGATTGGGTTGACCCCATATAGGCATGAACACCCGTTGGATAAGAGTTGACTTACCTGAGCCACGTGTACCTGCTACATTCAGAATTGGGAACCTATACTTGTGTTGTTCAAGCCACGGCTTTAGCACAGCGGCTGTATACCAACCTATCATGGGCCAAATCGCACCTAGCTCGTTCAGTTGTGGAATGAGCCGGCCCAACACACGTACGTCGTGGTCGGAAGATACTTCGAGTTCCATGTCTGGGTGCTCGATCTTACTAGGCGTCCAAGCCAACGGTCCTTCAAAGCCCTGCCACAGGTCATTACAACCCACCGTCTGTTTGTCGCCCAAGAACAACCACTTACCAGCAACCTTATGAAGACCTAACATCTTGGTGGCTGCCACTCGAGGTAAACCCTTCTTCTTTAGTTTGTCAAGAAGATGTGGTAGTAGTTGCTTAACATCTTCGTCTTTACCTAGCCACTGCCATGCAGCTACAGGAGTTGCGGTAGCCATCTTCGATACTGAGTTAAAAACTGTCCTATTGAACGTTATGGCAGGCCATGTATATGAGTCCGAATAGACATCACAAACAATAGAGTCTTCTGCTCCGAACGGCGAACCGTCTAGTAGTAAAGTCGGCTCCAACAGAAAGGTACTAACCCGTTTCAATGCTTTTCGATAAGGGACATAGTACCCGTCAACGCCTTCTACGATTGTTGTTCCGCCTTCAACTTTATGTTCGTCTGCGTCGTCATCCCCATCCTTAGTTTTAGCTTTGACTGGATTTTTCGATCGTATCCTTTCCAACGAGTGAAGCAGATAATGGTTCGATCCAGTCTCCCTGTGCTTATCCCCACAAGGTTGGTTCTCGAACAAACAAACGATAAGGTCATCAGAGACGCCTGCAACGACCAGATCAGTTAGTATAGCCCAATCCCTCTCGCTTCTACTTCGATACCCACGAGAGTCACCAGTCGCTATCTTGTGTCTGGTTTTTTTGGGTATGTCCTTGAGCATGAAGATCTCGTCCATTGTGTAGCGAACACCGAGAGTATACTTTATTTCAACAGGCACAGGGACATCTGCAATCTTAGTGTTTGTTGTACCAGGTACTCTGAGTACTCGGTTCACATTCCAACATCCTGGGTCACCACCCAAGTCATTTGTAAGCATCTTGTTGGCAGTCTCTATTTCATCTGGATCGAGACATGGTTTGTCTAAAAGCCAGTAACAATGCCACCCATGTCCAGAGAATACTGCATATGTGGGAGGTATAGTCCATCGAGGCTTTTCTTCACTCTGGTCTACATCTACCCATAAGGCAATAGAACCCAATACATCTGTCTTCTCGTCTCCCGAAGTTTTTCGCATAGCGACCCCGAAGTAGACATCTTTATTTTCAGGTATTGTAGGCAAAGCATCTAGTGTTGTATAAATTGCATCCTTAGCCTTGGGGGAACCTATTCCAAGACTGATAAGACCCCCAAAAGCAAATTGTTTCAAGAACTCATGATTATCCATTATGCCTCGTGGTTTCAGGAAAAAGAACGGGAGGGACATGTCTCAGCCCCTCCCGTAGAATTTAGGACTGGCGGCTTATTGGTATTACTTGCGGGACTTCGCCTTGTTTATCACAACCTCGGTAGGCGGAGCTAAAGACTCGAGAGCTGCATTACCTTGGCCATACCTAGTTGCTGAGCGAATCTTGCGGACCTTGTTGCGAGGCGGATAAGGATTGCCATCGTCGTCGGTCTTACCAGAGTCTTCGATACTCAAAACAATGGCTGCTTCGCGGTTCATAAGCGACTCAGCTGTAATCTCACCTTGGTAGGTGCTGTCGAAACCCATACCGACCAACAGAAGCTTAGTACGGTATTGGGCATCAGGATGGAAGGACAGGATATCGAAAATCTGTCGACCTGCAAACGGAGCGGGGGCAATCACTTCCCAACGCATCTCAATCTTCGGATGGTTGGACGAGCTCAAACCTTCTTCCGCGAAGACAACCTTTGCGAGGTATTCTCCAACGGGGATAGGCTCGAGGCCTTTCACTTGGGTAAAATCGATTATGGGCATTTCAGGTACTCCTTGGGTTTTTGTGGATTGATTGTTTTAGGGTGCCGCCAGGCTCCCAAATTTTCAGTTAGTCACCAACTGTAGCTTACCTATGTGGCAGGATAACTAGCACCACACCTTGTACAGACTGGATAGAAGGCCACATAACCACAATTGCCGCAGACTCCCGTTACGTCAGGTACAACAGGTGTTGGAACGCACGATACTACGCCCAATTGTTTTGGCAAAGTAATTACACGACCATCGGCCAAACGGATCACGGCTTCAATCTCTGCCGCACGTACTTCAATTTTGCTATTCTCATCGAAAACGAATTCAATTCTATATTTCATATGCGTTCCAATTCGAGAATCTTGCTCCAGATTTCCTCGATGGTTGGGTCGTACATGTATCTCATCAACTGACCCCCACTGTCAAGCATGCCGTACTGGTCTTTGGCGTAGAAGCTACTTGTTGCTCGTGTGAAGCCAATAATCTGTGAAGCGTTTGCTGCTTCCAAGTCTGCTGCAACGACAGACTTCGATCTGGTGTCGATTGTTTCTGTCTGAGTCAGTCGCATCACAAGATAGACGTACGACGCAATTTCACCTTGAGACTGTCCCCATAGCAACGGTCTCCTATAGATGTTGCCAACCTTGTCTTGCTTCTCGTTCTCTAATGACGTCAAGATGACATGCATGTCTAACTGTATATACTTGTAAGCCCAGTTCGTCATGATTTGCAGCACTTTGTAGAAGTCCCGAAGTTCGATGTCAGTCGGTAGGGCTCCAGGTTCAACATCCAAACCCGGTTTGATCGCCCTGAATGCGAAACGCTGTATTTCTGTCATGCCATCAGATATGACTGTTCTAAAGGGTTGTTTAGGCAAGTCTATCTCTGCAGCCTCACATGACTTGATGAACGGATGGTCAGCAGGCTGACCTTTGAAAAGCCAGTCATAGGGTAACGAGTAGTCAGACAGTTTTTCCATCGTAAAGATGGTTGGTTGAGGAACATAGCTACGAACAGACATTGGATTGCCAGCACTTTCCAACATTAGTACTGGACTAAAGTCGTCTACGAAGACGGCTGACGCTGCGGTACGGGTCTTGGTAGAACCTGGTGCGCCATAGAGTAGTGCCTTCAGGTACGGAGAACTAAGATCTGCTTGTTTCATTCTACCTCACGGAAGCTCTCTGCTCTTACACGTTGTTGGTACTCAGCCTGTAATAGCGATTGGAAGTTACCACCTTTACTCATAGTTAGACAAGGTGCTCGGAATGAACAAAAGTTGCATTGGATGAAGGTCGGCGCAGGGTATGCTTTCACTTCCGGATTTATCATTTCCATAGCCGTCCAGTACAAGTTGTCCTGTAGTTCTTTAATTTCGTACTGATTACGTCGTATAGGTAATCTGACAAAGAAACCATTATCCCCTATACTCATGTTATAGAACATATCCCCGTAATGTTGTTCTAAGAACTTCCAATCAACATCTGCCCCGTGATGCTTACGTAGGTCTGCTATGTATGAGAATGCAGTAAAGTCGCCTTTGGCCTTCGAGAGCATACCCGTATTGATTTCTCGTGGGTGGACTGGAGCCTTCTTACGCATGATGTTGTACAGAACACCGGATATCTTAATGTCCTTCATTTGCTGTGCAGCAAAGACGTATGCTCCTGCCTGCTCGTCATTCTCCAATGACTTAGCAAGCTCTCCAATTGAACGCGCCGTCTTACATTCCCATATCCAATAAGTGTGACTGGGCTTGTGGTATACTATACCATCAAAGCGCCCCTCTAGCCGTACACGAGGGTCGGGGATGCCTGTATCGGGATCGTACATTGGTACGTTGAATGGCACCTCGAGGTCCATGAACTCCAAAGTTTCATCTCGGAACTCTGATGTATCAACCTGAATCCATAACATGTAATGTTGAAGCACTTCGGAGATAAGAGCGACACTATCGTCCCATTGTTGTTGTTCGCCCTTCCAAAGGTTACCAGCAATCTTAGTCTCGTTCGCCAAGTACGCATCCAAAGAGTCCCAGATAGATTGTCCTTTCCCGTAGTACTCTTCTAGAGCGTAGTGCACTGCTCGACCAACAAAGAACGGGGCATATGGTACACTAGGTTCTAGGTTTTGACGTAAGCCACTTGAGAAGTCCCACTTCCTACGACAAGACCGAAACGTACGTATGTCACTAATGTGTATGTTGGTTGGTTGGTTGAAGGATGGTATGGTAGTTAGTTGTTTCATGTGTCTCCTATAATGTAACTATACAAGAATTATAACTGAATGTAAGCCAAAAAGCAAGTTAGATTTTGATATTACTTTACATGAACTAACCTTACTTCGTCGTTTCGGGTAAAGGATTCTCTCTAACATAGGTTTGGGCTTCTGCTATTGCCTCATCACTCGTATCGTATTTCTTCTTGGTGGTGTACAGCACTTCACTTTCGAATGTGGTTACGACAACCACATACTTATTACGAGGAGTCCGCCTTACGTTGAATATGATTCTCATTGATTCCTCAATTCAGTGGTGCCCAACCTATCCACACTATAGGAAAGGATCTTTGACTCATTACATTGACAGCACTACCAAGAGTCATAAAGAAGATCGCCATACATGTTGATGCTCGTTCGTAATCCTTACGCCACAAAAAGTACAAAAGAAATACAAAACTCCCGAAGCACAGGGCAAGGAGGCCGGAGTCAAGCAGATAACCTACCCTCACGTCAAGATACATTGGCCCTACGTACGAAGTTCAACAACATGTTCTGCTCGGATAGCTTGTTCGTCACCGCGTCCATTACTTGTGTGTCAACATCTGCTGAGTTCAGATAGTAAATTAGTTTCGGGGATATGATGTCGATACGATGTACTCGGTCGACCGCTTGCTTCATCTTCGTTGTTGACCAATGTTGGTCTAGAAAGACTACTGCATCTGCCATTCCCAAGTTCAAGGACTCTGACATGCCATCAATCGTTCCGGCAAGTATACGTCCCTCTCCTTTGATGAACTGATGTGATTCATCCAAACCTCCTATGACCCGAAAGGCCCCTGTGCAATTGTGGACATGGTTCACCATCTCACGATACTTAGAGAAGACCAGTACATTCAGATTGGGGTTATTGTCTAAGAAGTCCAGTAGCCACTCTATTTTTGAGGACCCAGCCTTTAGACCTAGTAGTCCAGGCCAGGAAGCTATCTGGTGCAGTCGTGTGAATAGGGTCAAGGCGTTCGTAATGAGGAGTTGTTTGTCTTCTATGGCGACCAAAGCATCTATGGATTCGTAGAGCATATTATACTCAGCTTCTTGTTCGGGTGCCATCAGTATGGGTACAAAGGACTCAATCTTAGGTGGAAGCTCGGGGGCTACTTGCTCTTTCAATCTCCTGATTACATACGGCATAACTTGGGCCTGATACTCTATCAGATCAAGAGGGTCTCCAATGTTCCAACCCCCAAAGTAACCTTTCTTATTCTCGAACGTCCTTTTTATCCAGACCCAATAAGACGGAAAGGCTTCCCTGTCTAGCCACTTTAGCACAGGCCAGAGCTGACCACCATGTCGTTCAATCGGTGTCGCCGATAGTGCGATTTTCTGTGCCCCCATAAGCTTGGTTACGTTCTTCGAACGTTGCGTTGTTGCATTACGTATTTTATGTGCTTCGTCTAGAATGATGCTGTTCCATACTATTCGGGCAACAGGATATAGGATAATATTAGGTACCAATTCATCATAAGTGGTTATAAACCAAGCATCCAGATTCTTAAAGTCATATGGTAGATGTTCGGTCATGATGACTGTCGCATCAGGTACTTGTTCTAGTATTGCCTCACGCCATTGTAGCTTAGCACTCTTCAAACATACCACTAAGACTTTTTTATGTTCGTTACCTGCTGCCTTTACTGCTTCTATTGAGGTTAGAGTCTTGCCGAGGCCGCAGTCGTCACACAAGTACGTATTGTGACTTGTCATATAGTCAATAGCGAACTGTTGAAAAGGGTAAGGAGTTTTCATTAATTGTACCTGTATCTCAAGACTTGAATGAATCTACGCTCGTCGGGCGTGTTTGGATGAAAAGAGGCGTTGGTTGTTATGTAATAGAGTATTAGCATACTTTCATCACTCAATTCACCCAACCATTGGAGTAGGGCTAAAGGCCCTCCAATCGTATATATCAATAACATGTTGCCTATCATCGAGATCTCTGCTTCACTCTATGCCTGACTAGCTGTCCTACTTCCTTTTGAGAGCCAGTCATATACGGCCCTATATTTCTACCGTTCACATCAATCTGCTGTACGTACGTCTTACCGTTTTCGTACTTGGATACCAAGAAGCGTGGTCCCTCTACTGTACTGAGTATGAAGGTATTGTTGTCTAGGGGTTCAACTTTTGCACCCGTAGCTAGCTTCTCTTCATCAACATCAAGGTGAAAGGGTTCGTGTTCGTCAGGCCAAGGTAAAAACATACTACCCACGAAGAACAAAATAATAGATCCTATAACAATCAACCAGATGACAGGAATATGAAGTCCGTCGTAGGCTACAGCTAACCCTCCTGCAGCAAACCCGAGCGCTATGACTGCTACAAGGCAACCAGCACCTGCATAATTCATCGTATCATCCCCCGACCCTTAGCAAACTGATATGCATCTGCTAAACATCTATGATAGCGACGGGGAATCATATCCCACATCTCTGGCGTCATGAGACCAACATATGTAAGAAACAACGGGTGACTAACCAACATAATACAAGAGTCGACTTGTTGGATTTTGGCTACCGCATCGTCGTCATGATTGAACGCATAGTGTGTCAAAGCAGATTCACGCTCGTCGTGCGCCCATTTGACCATATCGACCATGAAATTGACATACGAGTGTCCGTAAGTAAACTGTTCTGGTTCGTGCTTCTCAATGCGTCTAAACCTTCTTGATATGAAACGGGGTAACTCACCTAACGGGTCAACCATTGTATTGGGGTTAGGCATGGGGGGTTGTACAAAGTACTTCGGCATTTTGCCTCCTTTGGTGGTCGTAACGTGCCTCAAGGTTACCATTCACCAGACACTGTACGGCGTTACATATTGCGGGATGGATGTCTGCTAGTTTGACAAGATACGCCATTGTCTCTCTATCACCGACTGTAGCAACGTAGATTGCCTCAATTATGCTGACGTAGTAGTCCTTTGGTAACAGCATGATAGGCTTGTTCTTAAGGACCTTGAGGACCCATTGCTCCTCAGTCGTCAAGGGTTCATTCAACGATTTACAAGCCCTGTTCATTGTCTGGGCTTGGGACTAACTACATGTCGGTAGGCTTGACCCATTGGGGCGTTTGTTACGTCGATGACTGGGTACTTGTGCTTACGACAGTAACGCTCACCTTTCTCGTCCATGTAAGTATCGTCTCGTAGTAAACACCCGTTATGTATGCGACAGAAGTAGATGTTCTCTATGTCCATCTTCGATGTTGTCGAGGGGTCGAGCAAGTCAGGGTCTGGTTTAGGTTTGAGTATATTTATAGTCATGGGGTCTCCAAAGGCGTAAAGGGGTTGCGTATGGGTCCTGACCAGTAAGTGTCCGGTTCAGGTTTGACATAGATGCCCCCGAGCTCTCCTGCTTCCCAGTAGAATAACTCGGTTGGGGCTGTGCTTATCATAGGTTCGACAAGTACTACCTGGTCAACGACCGTGATGTCTTGATTGAGTCCGCGTCGCCAGTAGTACCCCGACTGTGTAGGTATGTCCATGTGTCTCCTTGTTGAACTTTTCAACTATCTGCTTAGCCGCATCGATGCGCTGGTCTCGTACAACGGCTCGCGTGAGCTGCTATAAATTACGCCATGCATTATCTTCTTCGGGCGTATCCCAATCGCGGGAAATTGGATCCCGTTTGGAAATAGTCCGCTCCACGCTTTGTTGGGCGGTGTGCCATGCTTGCCACGCTAAATCATACGCTTCTGGTGTTGGCTTCTGAAAACACACACGACGTAACCATTCTTCAAATTCTTTATGCTGTTCTTCAACATTCATAACTTGCTCTTAGTATAGTTTGGTGGGTCCGATAGATGAGTACTGTACGGAAGGTCGGTCCGTAGACGGTCACTCAACCATCATGTACAGTACTCACTTACAGGACTCACATACCCCGGAATGACCCTTCCAGAGGAGGAGACTTCCTCCGGAAGGGCCGTATGAGGCTTAGTCTTACTCGTCGGCCTCGGAATTGGTTGAGATATACAGTACGTCATCAAGTGACAACTGAGTAAATACAGGTGTTATGCTTGGAGGTGGTTCTGGTTCTGGCACGGCGGGATTCATCGGAACAGTAATTACGGGTATGGGGTCATTCATTATGAGCCTCCTGAAAAGGGTTTGAAAGAAAATGGCG